CATTGTTCCCTAATCGCCAAGCCGGTGAAGTGGGCGGGAATGCGTCAGAAATAATTACCATCCTCGATGAATTCAAACAAGCCAGCCCGGCTAATCAAGCGGATCTTGCTCAACGACAGGCAGCCGATCAACGTGCTGCTGCTGCTCAGGCAGATGATAACGGTCGTATACCGTCGTCACCTGCTGCGCCAGCGGTTGTGGGTGAGGTTGAAACTATTACACAAGCCCAGGTGGAAGAGTGGTCGAAAGATCCTGTTCTTTGGCGTAAAAATAAGGCAAAGGTCTACGCCGCTCAAGCCGCTGGGAAAATCGTTTAAGAGGTAAATCTCATGAACTATCCTGCTGCTGCTGGGTACAATCAGGTACCCAATGGTCAGTTCGCTCCACACATCTGGAGTGGCAACATGCTGGCCAATTACTACGAAGTCGCGATGTGCATGGATATCTGCAATACCGACTTCGAAGGTGAAATCAGCGATATTGGTTCCAAGGTGATTATTCGCCGCGACCCTGAAGTTGAAATCTATCAGTACTACAAGGGCATGAAGCTCGAAACGCAAGCCGTGGAAGATGAAGGTATTGAATTCCCGATTGAAAAGGGGATTTATTACAACTTCCCGGTCGATGATGTTGAACGTCGTCAGTCCGATATTCCCTGGGTTGAGAAGGTAACAAGCAACGCTTCAATCAAGAACAAACTTTGGATTGATAAGCAGATGCTCAGCACGGTTTATGCTGACGTGCCTGCGGCCAACATCATTGCGGATGCTGTTGTCAATAAAGCGAGTGCCGTCGATTTTATTGCTGATGTCGGCGTTAAAATGGACGAAGCGTTTATTCCGGACGATGGACAGCGATGGATCATTGTGCCCCACTGGATGAAAGGAGAAATCAAGAAAAACCCGGACTTCCTGAGTGCTGAAAAGATGGGGGATGATACTTCCATTTTGCGCAATGGCATACTGGGGACACTGGACCGCATGAAGGTCTATTCAACCAGTCTGCTGGCCAAGCCCGGGGCTTATGACATTGTGTTGGCCGGTCATCCACAAGCTATTACCTTTGCAACTCAATTTGTTAAGACTGAGAAACTGCGTAACCCGAACGCCTTTGGCGACCTGGTGCGTGGTCTGCAGGTGTATGACTTTATGGTGACACAGCCATCCTTGCTGATTAAGGCCGGTATCAAGATTGTGTAACTGTAGCCCCTCGACTGAGGGGCTTTCACTGTTTCTGTAACAAGAGGAATTTATTATGGGTAATCAAGTTTCTGCTGATGCACTTGATCGTATTTTCGTGATTGAAAAGACGATTGACTGCTCAAAAACAAATCTGGCCGCCGCGGTGGCAGCGCCGGCACTTGCGGTTGAGGCCGGGACCTTTGTCATGTTGACGCGATGGGAAGTCAAAACCGTCGAGGGTGCTGCCGGTACCTTTGATATGGGTGATGGCACGGATCCGAATGGCTTTATTGCGGCAGCCGATGTTAATGCGTTGGGTGAAGGTGTATCCGGTCCTGTCGTTCTAACTGAGGGTGCACCGAATACGGTAACCGGTTATTCCGGTGGTAAGTATTACGCAGCCGATGACAATATCGATATCACACCGACAATCCTTCTGGATGCGGCTATTATCGATATTCAGGCGGTCTGTATCAGGCTGACAAAACAAGCATCATTGAATATATAGCCTAAGTCTGTATGGGTAGCTCCGGCTACCCATTTTTTCTTTTATCAACAAGAGGTAATGAATTATGCAGATGCCTGCAGAATTACGCACCAAAGACAAAACAGCGTTGATTGGACACGCCAAGCAGACGTTTAATGTACAACTCAACGGCAACAAGACAGATGTCTTGAAAGGGCTGGAAGCCTTATACGCGAAGCGACAGGAGGTGCCTGAAGACCTGGCGGTCGCTGAGGTTGCGCAAACGTCAGACAATAGTGACACCCCGATGGGTGAGTCACTGCTACAAGCGGCTGATAACACTTTAAAAGACGATGACGCGGAAGTTATTTTGCCTGAACCGGTCCCAACCGGTTCAATCCCTGAAGTTGTCCAAACGGTTGATGCCAGTAAAGCTGAACAAATTATCGCAACAAATGTTCAGCCTGAAGTGATCCAAATCGGTAAAGAAAAAGATATAAGACGTTGGCCAGCGGATACCAAGTGGTTGTATAACCCGAAAACCAAATGCGTATTTGAGGCCACACCGGCATTACGCGAACGCATGGATTTGGTCCCGTGCCAGGCCCCACAAGGCGACTACAAAGGCTATTAATCCATGGCAATTGAAACCGATGCCATTTTGACCGAAGCGAGTACGCTACTGATGGATGAGGCGCGTACTCGCTGGTCAGAGACTGAGCTATTGGGTCACCTTAATAGCGGTCAGTTGGAACTGGTGAGTCTCAAGCCCGAGGCCAATACCGTCGTTGCGGCTGTTCAATTGGCTGCCGGGACACGACAGGCCTTGCCGTCAGGCGGTATTCAGTTCCTGCGCTTAAACCGCAACATGGGAACCGATGGTGCAACACCCGGCAAAGGGATTCGCATTGCAGACATGGACGCTATGAATGCCGATAACCCGGATTGGCATAATGACACAGCGGATAGTGTGACGGTGCATTACCTGTTTGCTGAGGATGATCCCAAGGCGTTTTATGTCTGGCCCCCCCAACCGGCTGCCAGCCAAGGTCATGTCGAAGAGGTCTATTCCAAGGCGCCCGTCGACGCGGTAATAGGGGGTGGTAACAATATCAGCTTGGCCGATGAGTACCGTCAGGCACTGTTGTACTGGATATTGCACAAGGCCTACGCCAAGAATAATGCTGTTATGGCCAATCAGCAACGGTCGACGGCTAACCTGCAATCGTTTTTCATGGAATTGGGTTTAAAAGACCGGGCCGAAGCGGTACACGATCCGTCAGGCAAGGCGCAACGTAAACAGGCGGTGATGTCATGAAGTTTGCGGATATGACCCGGTATATCGAACGCCATGCGTCTGGCTGTCCTGTCCCGACGATTACCAATGCCTTGCGCGATGCGGCGATTGAACTTTGTAATGATGCCGAGTGCTGGAAAAAGGAACTGACGCCCCTCTATTTACGCAAGCAGTCTGAGTACATTCTGAAGATGCCCGACAATACTGAGTTAATGCGTATCGAGCGGATGGAACATATGGGTGAACCGGTATTACCCAAGTCGAAGGACTGGCTCGATAAAAATTATCCGGCATGGCGGGAAGCTCAATCCAATTGGGCGCATTATTACTATTTGAAGTTTAACGACAAGAGTCAACCTGTCGTGCGACTGGTCCCGTATCCACCTGAAACAATACAGGACCGTCTGTACATCGATGTCATTATTAAACCGACAGACAGTGCGACAGAAATCGATGACTTTATTGCCACACGGTACCGAAAGGCCCTGGAGTATGGGGCTCTGGGTGAAGTGCTGATGATGAAAGACAAACTATGGACCGACGCTGAACGTGCATTGCTGTATCAGGAGAAATTCGGCACTAAAGTAGCGGAAGCCCGCGTTGATGCCTCGAAAGATTTTACCAATAAGTCTACCTTCATTGAACCTAACTGTATTGAACAAGGGTGGCCATAATGAACCCCGTTGATATTGTTGAATTGTATATCTATCAGGAAAGTACTTATACCCATCGTATCAAGATCACCAATGAAGACGGGACCGCGATCAATCTGATCGGCTATACCGCAATGCTGGAAATGCGTGCCGACACCGATTCGGCAACCGTATTACATCAGTCTACAACGGGTAATGGAGAGTTATCTGTTGTAGATAGCGGGGACGTGGATGTGAATTCAGATCCGATTTATGCCGTAGATATTAAAATACCCGGAGCGGTGACAGGTGATTGGTCATTTGATTCGTCTGAGTATGATTTATTTATTATCAGTCCAACAAGTGAGCCGACAGCGGTAGCCAGAGGACCGGTTACAGTATATCCGTCCATTACGATTAACCCAGTTTGATTTTTAGCATGAGGACACGATTATGACACTCAGCCCATTTTTTGTTCAAGATAATGCGTACGATAAAATAATGCGGGCGCAATTGGATCTTGATCTTGCGGCGAATTTCTACGCGATATTGCTGCTTGGGGGTCACCAGCCGGCTGCGGCAAATACAACGTATGCGAACCTGGCACAAATCTCAAGCCATTCAATCACTGGTGCCACCCAGGCAAACCCGGTAGTGATCACCAGTGTTGGCCATGGATTGACAACCGGTGACCACGTGGCGATCACGGGTGTTGTCGGCATGACTGAGCTGAATGGCAACACGTATCATATTACGACTTTATCGGCTGACACGTATTCATTACAGACTGTCGCGGTGAATGGGGCTAACAGTTACACCAATACGGATGTTGATGGTACCGGCTTCACCGCGTACACCAGTGGTGGCACAGGCTATGAAACACTGGAGATCAGCGCGCAGACTGGGTATGTCCGGCAGGCCCTGACCAACAATACTGTGATTACTGACGGTAAGCGTCGTTCTTTTGATTGCGACAATATTTCATTTGGTACAACCGTTACCCTGGCGGCGAAGTATCTGTATATCATCGAGGGGACAGCAGCGGCACCTGCAGCCAGTGATTTGATACTCGGCTGGACGGACTTGAATGAAAATGGCGGGGATATCACTGATATCACCGTGGCTAATCCCGGCGTTGTTACTTCTGCAGGCCATGGCCTGGCTAATTCGGATGTGATTTCTATCATGCAGTCCGATATGGTCGATGTGAATCGTACTATTCATACCATTGCGGGTGTTGCCGCAAATACTTATCAGATTGGTAATACATTAACCTATCCATTATCTGGCCGCTCTGGCCGATGGACGCAACTTAACTCAAATACGGAAGCGTATTCTTCAAGTTCTGATTTTGGTATGACGATACCGACAAATGGTTTAACGGCCGTTGGGTAAAAATGCGTATCTACCTTTGCAAAATAAAAACAAGGTTAGAGGATGGATTTCTGTTTTATGAACCAGACCTACCTGCTGATGTTGTTTCGAGCGGTGTAACTATAAACCAGTGGATGTCGCAAAATGGCGATCAAACTCCAAAATATAACTGGTGTTTAGTGTCGATAGATGGTGTATCTGATTACAGTGTAATCGACGCTATAACAGATAATTATTATATCGACGCTTTACCGCTTGAAAGTATTTTAAGTAATGGTCAAAAAAATTCAATACAGAACAAACTGGATACATTTGGTATCACCGTTGATGTTGGCGCTGCTGTGACGGTAGGTGACATAGTTAGTATGATTAAATCGGTTATGGTATAAATCTAATGCCGTCAAATAATGAAACCTTCAATGGTGTCAACGGTACAGAGTTATCTGTTTTCAACTCGGATTGGTCAAAACATCCAAGCTATACTGTTAATTCTGAAATTTTAAATAACCGACTCATTCAATCTGCAACAGGTACTTCGGCGTATACCCACACCTGGACACCTGCCGGGCCAGATCAAAAAGGCACGATGATCATCCGTGCTGTGGCTAACGGTAACCCTCATTCTGGTTTTGTGTTGCGATTTAGCACATCGGCCGATACGGGGTACCTTTTTAGATATTGGGGCAAAGCAGGCACCACAGCCTTCCAGCTTTATCGTATAAACGCAGGGACTTATGCGTTGTTGGCGAGCAGCGTGCAGACGCTGACAGCGGGTAATGATTACACGATAATTGGATCAGTGGTCACCTCCGGATCTCAAGTCGATATCGAGTTAAGTGTCCCCGAGATCAGCGGATCTCCATTGATTAGTTATGCTGATACCTCAGCTAGTCGTATCACGGTCGCAAACAAAACGGGGATTCGTTGCAATGATAATTTTTCCGGAACCGGTTACCATATTGACAATCTGCTTGTCGAAGATATTGTTGGCGGAACATCTTTTACCGGCGTTGCCGTTCGATCAGAATCGGACAATTCAGGTGGTGTATCCGGATTGGTTTCAGGAATCAGTAATGAGGTGCAACACAGTTTTGTTGATGTAAATAGCTTTACGCCGGATCTTACTGTTGGGTTTAGTCAGTCTGCCGTCAGATCAGATGCAGGTATTACCAACTATCTATTGCCTGATGTGCATGCCGGATACCAGGGTATTGGTGTCAGGAGTGAGGGAGATATAGCGGACTTTACTGGATCGTTAATTCACGGTTTTAATGGTTTAGGTGCCAGAAGTGACGTTGATATACAGTCATTTGTTGCTGATATGGCATTAGGCATTAATCAGGAAGCACTCAGAAGCAATGCAGATATAGCTGGGTATGTAGGTTTTCTTGATATCTATGCCGATATTATTAATGCTCGGTCTGCTGTTGTGTTGCGATCAGCAAGCAGTAATGTATCGTTTAAAAACAACGTGGCTCAGTTTGAACCAATAAAAATAGACACTTTTAAAAACGATACAGGCTTTCCAGTTCCATTAGAGTCTCATAATTCTGATATTGGCGGTGGATGGAGCGGGTTGCAGACAGAAAAATTTTCTATTAATAGCTTAGGGAAAGTTTATTTTGAGGATAATACTGGAAACGGAAGAACACTAGGTAATGAAAACCCTGTTTCAGCCAATCAAATTGTTACAGTTCATTTAGGTTATGAATATAATGTAGCAATATTAGTAAGATTTACCACAGAAATTAGTGGATACGAAATAGGGACCATACATTTATCTAAAAACTGGTATATTAGAAGGATTGATGCTGGAGTCTCAACCTATTTGGGAGGTGGATATACTCCTGATCCATCTTACTTTGATACTAATTATTTTACCGCCAAAATAGTTGATGCAACTATTACAGTTTATTTTAACGATCAAATGTTAGGCTCCGTGGAAGATCCAACACATTCTGAGCCTGGAAATATTGGGATTAAGATATATTATTTGTATACTGAAATAGACAAAATAGAAGCTTATACAACAAATATAATTGAAAATATTAATACTTTAACAACTGTATCGATAGATGTTTTAGATGAAAAAGTAAGCGTTCCACAAATAATAACAGATGTAACCATTCACTAAAGGAAAAAATATGTCCGAAAAAGAGATCATAAATCATGCCACCGGAATTGATAAGACTATGCTGACGATGATTGGTTTGTTTATGGTCGCCGCCATCGGTCGTATCCTGGTATCAAATGAGCCTTTTGATTGGCGAAAATTCACAGGTGAGGTGTGTCTGGCTATTGTCGGTGCTGTGATTTTGTATTCCTTCGGGATGCTGCAACAAATGGATTTTTACCAGATGTTGATACTCGGCGGTTTGGGTGGACTGGGTGGTGTCCGGTTAATTGAACAATTCATCAAATTGTCTCGCGCCATTCGTGAGGGGAAATAATATGGCTAGTCGAAAACTAAGTGACCTTGAACCTGACACAAGGGAAAAAGTCTACAATATGAAAGAAGCCAGCAATAAAGCTGGTTTTTCTTTTTTGATTTACTGCACTTATCGAGATTTTGTAGAACAGGCTAAATTATTCCGTGAAGGAAGAACATTAGCCAAAATTATGGTAAAGGTTGATGAACTTGATCGGAAGTGGAATCGGCCTGATTTAAGTCAAATTTTAATTGATGTTGGACCGCAGATGGGAGATAAAATAAAAACATATGCTGGTCCTGGACAGTCTAATCACCATTATCATCTAGCTCTGGATGGCTGTCCGATGGTGGGTGGCAAGCCAGTTTGGAGTAAAAAAGATCCGTTATGGCAAACCTACGGTAAAATAGCAATGGCTTCCGGCTTAGAGTGGGCTGGTACCTGGCGATCGTTTAAAGAATTTCCACACCTGCAAGCGCCGGATGCGAACTGGCGTGATTTTATTCGGGAGGGTGCGCAATGAAAAATCTTGATTACAAAGGCGGCAAAAGTACCCGCTTATGGCTTGCTCTGTGTGTGTTTGCTGTAGCGAGTGATTTTCTCGTTTTTCACGTGATCACAGAAACTGCGTGGTTGTATGTTACTAACGGATCGGTGATTACTTACATTGCAAGCGAAGGTGTCAGCAAGTTTTCTGAAGCCTATCGAGATAAACAGACAGGAGAAGATACATGATTACAGATTGGTTTTTGAATGTAACTAAAGCCCTTCGGGGCTTTTTTTCTGCCTTCATGGGTGGCTCAAATAGAAATTATATTGTTTGGATCTTGATCAAGCTCGATATTCTGGCAAACACCATCTTGTTTGGTGATCCGCGTGAAACCATGAGTTCACGGATGGCTAAGAATATGAGCAGTAATGCGTTTGCTTATTACGGTTGCAAGATATTGCATCTAATCGACAAGAATCACTGTCAATCGAAAAAGCGCGACTTTGATAATTATAAATCAAACGACCATCCGATTGTGTTTGTCATTATTTTTATTGGCATGGTATGGCTGATTTACAGGCTGATTGGCTGGGTAATATGAAATACCTTGCTTTAGTTATGGTAACGGCTGTTGCGACCTGGACAATTGCAGATTGGCGTCATGGTTATGATTTGAGCCAGGCACTCGATGCCAAAGAGAAGGAAATTCGTGACTCTGTCCGTCAGTCCATGGAGCTGGAAACGCTACTGCAATCAGGACGTAAACAATCCGAGAAACAAGAAAATGAGGTTATTCGCTATGTTGAATTACAAAGTGACGATCCTGTCTGTTTTGATACTGATGCTTTGCGGTTGTTCAACGCCAACCGTCTACAGTGAATGCGCTCCCGTACCCGCCAATATGCGTGTCAGATGCGCAGAAACCTTGCTGCCAGCCGCAGACGGCAGACGTTCCACGTTGCTCAGAACTGGGCTGAAGAACGATCAGATCTACGACGCATGCGCAAAGCGGCACAACACATTGATTGAATTATTGGATCGCAGGGATTAATTGATGGTTGCTATTCGTATTCTTGATTTCAAAGGGATGATTCCCGCGAAGTCGGATGAATTGCTACCGCGCACCTATGCGTCGTATGCCAAAAACACCAAGTTATTGAACGGCAAAATTCAGTCATTTAAAGGGGTGCAGGCCGTCAATAAGCCCTCTAAAGCAGGCACGAAACAGACTATCTATCGGTGGGGTTCCGTGGCCGGCAAGGACGCTGAGGGCGTGATAACCGGGGCAACACAAGCCAATCCGGTCAGTATTACCAGCGTTGGTCATGGCCGCACAACGGGGGAACGTGTGTTTATTTCCGGTGTGGTCGGTATGACGGAAATCAATGATTTAACCTTTGCTATCACTGTGACCGGCGTGGACACCTTTACGCTGGATGGGGTCAACGGCACGGGTTACGCTGCTTACACGAGTGGCGGATACTGGTTCTATGAAAACGGCTATTGGTTCCATTGGACTACCCTGGTCAATATTGTGAAAGGGGCGATAGCAGCAGATACCACAGAGCGTGTGTATTACACCGGGGATGGTGGACCCAAGATGACTTATAGCCCGATAGCGGTATCAGGCGGCGGTACAGACTATCCCAATAATTCATACAACCTGGGTGTGCCGGCACCTGCTACGGCTGCGACAGTTGTTCTGGTTGATCGGACAGGCTCTATTATCGATGCCACCAAGAGTAACCCGGTCGCCATTGAAAGCACGGCGCACGGTTTGGAGGATAACGATCTGGTATTGATTACTGGTGTCGGTGGCATGACAGAAATCAATGATCGGGAATTTAGAGTAACCGTCATCAATGCTGACATCTTCTATCTCGATGCTGAGGATGGGGTTAACCATACCACTTACACCAGTGGTGGCACCTGGAAACAGATTTATGATGAGGGTGATATTGAGGAGCGGACCTATGTTTACACGTATGTTTCTGTCGTAGGTGAAGAAGGCCCGCCATCGCCGGATTCGGTTGTTGTTGCGGCCGGATTTGATCAGCAGGTCGATCTAAGCGCGATGGATACGGGGCCGGGCGGCGGCTATAACCTGGACCGTAAGCGAATATACCGCTTGAATACTGGCACGTTCAATGCCGAATATCAGTATGTCGACGAGATTGCACTTGCTGTCACGACGTATAACGACACCAAAAAGGACAGCGAACTAAATGAAATCTTGCCGACTGAGGACTGGTTGCCACCACCGACCGACTTGAAGGGTTTGATCTCCTTGCCCAATGGTGTGCTGGCAGGAATATCAAAGAATCAGGTGTGCATGAGTGTGCCCAATATGCCGCATGCCTGGCCGACAGATTATAAAAAAACGACAGATTATGAGCCGGTTGGACTGGGGTATTATCTGCAGACTATTGTTGTTTGTACCCGTGGGCTGCCTTACGTTATGTCGGCGGTCGATCCGCTGACAACAACACCGGCCAAGGCCCAGCTTGAACAGGCCTGCGTGAGCGAGGAAAGTATCGTTTCGCTTGGTGACCTTGGTGTGGCATATGCCAGTCAAGACGGACTGATTGCGATTGGTGTCAACGGGATCCGTATTGCGACAGATGATTACTTTACGCGCGATCAATGGTCTGATTTTAATCCGAAGTCAATCAGGGGGTTTTATTACAATAACCAGTATATCGGTTTTTATGATAATGGCACGACACAAGCCGGATTCATATTTGATCCTTTTAAGAAAAATCAGGCCTTTGTACATTTGGGATTATATGCCGATGGTGGCTGGACCGATGTAGAAACCGACAGCCTGTACCTGATTATCGATGACAAGGTACAGCGGTTTGATAGTTTAAGTCTGCTGTCGCATGAATGGCAATCCAAAGCCTTTCGGGCCTCAAGTCCGATCAATCTGGGAGCTGCACAGGTTATCGCAGAATCCTACACGGATTTAACCTTTAAGTTGTATGCCGACGATGTGTTAAAGCATACCGAGGTTGTGACAAACGGTGAAATATTCCCTTTGCCTGACGGTTATCTGGCGACACGATATTACGCCAATGTCAGTGGCACGGATGTGGTTAAACAAATTTTGCTTGGGGAAACACCCGACGACATTGCCGGGTTACCAAACGAATAATGGCTAAACGTCAAACATTACTGCCCGGTCTACAGATACCGGATAATATCGATCCGGCATTAAAATCTTTCCTTGATTCGGTCAAGCAGCATATTGAGGTTCGTTCCGGTTTTACGGGTGATGTAGTTGATCGGTTTGTAACGATACGTGAACTACAAAAAGCTGGTTATACCACTAGCGGAAAAACGGGCACACTGCAATCCGCTGACAAGTTAGTGAATGATAATGCGCCGACTATTGATAGTCCGCCTGATTTAGACAGGCCACCCAGGCCGGAAAACTTTGAGGCCGCAGCGGCGATTGGTGTGGTGATTCTTAAATGGAAGGATCCGCGCAGCCAATACAGTAATCATGCGTATACCGAAATCTATCGCGCGTCGGTAGATGATATTGGTCAGGCAGAGTTAATCGGCAACTCACCGCACTTTTTGTATGTTGATGATATTGGAACAGGGGTAACTTATTATTACTGGGTGCGATTTGTCTCAAATAAAAATAAAGATGGTGATTATAACGCGATTAAAGGGTCCGTGGTAACAGCCAGCCAGGTTGCCGAAAATGATTTAGAAGATCTATCGATTGGGACAGCAAAGATTAAATTAGCAGCGATCACCAGTGCGTTGATTGCTGATCTTGCTGTGGTAACCGCAAAGATTGGTCTTTTGTCAGTAGGTACAGCCCAGATAGCAGATTTAGCCATAACAGATGCAAAGGTGGATAGTTTGAGTGCAAATAAAATATTAGCTGGGACCATTACAGCAGCGTTGATCATGACCGGTAAGTTGACGCTAGGCGGCAGTGCGTTTGGTGCATCTGGTATCCAGCTTGATTACAACACGGGAAATCCAAGGTTTTATGCAGGGAATGGTGCTGAAAAATACATTAAGTTCGAGTCGAGTACAGGGGAGATAACACTAGGGGTCGATACTGAGTTTTTAGGATCGGACTCATATAATAATGAGGCTGTTTACTATTCTTTTAGTGGCGGATACGCAAATTGGGCAATAAGTACAAATGGAACGGCAACAACGGAAAAGTCTGGTGGAGCAGGTTTTTTAAGGCTTTACACAGGGATTAATAACTTTGATAGAGCAACCGCCCAATTAGGTCAGCAACAAAATTTAACTAAGATTACCTGGAATAAAAACAGAAGGCTTCGAGCGATACTGGAATTTGATACAGATGCAACACTTGCAAACCATGAAGTACGGTTTGGGTTTGGTCGTGTATCGTACACAGGAACATGGAGATCAATTTACTTTCTGGTTCAAAGTGGCAATCTATACGGTGTTTGTTGTGATGGTACAACCTGTACTACAAGTCTTTTGACTACCGGCTTTACAGTGCCTGTTACAAATGAATTTGAGATTATATTTACTTCAGGGGTTAATGCTAAGTTTTATCAAAATGGATCGTTACTTGGAACGGTAACCACAAATTTGCCTAGTGGAACGACATACGCTTATTACATAGTGCTGGCAGAGTCATTTAATAATGGGGCTGTAACCGGCGATAGTAACTTCCATGTTCATACTTTGAAATTCTTACAAGAAAAATAAAATAATGATTGATAATTTTTTCATCGTCGGCCTGCCAAGAAGTAGGACGGCATGGCTTTCTGTGTTTATGACGCATGGAAAGTCGAATTGTCTTCATGAAGGTTTGAACGGATGTCATAACATGGATGAATACAAGAAAAAAATTGGGAGTGGTGGCGATAGTGGGCCAGCGTGCCTTTTGCTGGATTATAAAAAACATTTTCCTGACGCAAAAATATTGATTATTGAAAGAGATCCAAAAAGGGCGATTGAGTTTATGCGGCAAACTCACGGGATAGACGGAACAAAAACAATCGATCAACTTAAAAGTATTATGGATGGTCTTAATGGGTTACGGATCCCGTTTCAATCGATTAATGAAAGGCTACCAGAAATATGGTCTTACCTTTCTGATGACCCTTATAACGATTTACGTGGGAAACAGTTAATTAAAATGAATATTCAGGTTCAAGATGTGTTTGATATTGATCATCTTGCAATGCGTAATATATTTCACGAACTAAAGGTAGGAGGTTGATATGCCAGCAACATGGGCAGCAGCGGCGGTGGGCCTTTATGGTATCGTTCAAGGAGGAAAGGCCAATAAAGAGGCAGCAGCACAAAACGCAGCAGGGCAGGCGCAAGCCAAGGAAATTGCCGAAATGCAGATGCAGATATCCAGGGAACAGCTCGACCTTGCAAAAGAGCAATGGAATAACTATCTGACAACATATCAGCCACTAAATGAAATGTTATCGATGGAAGCGATGACCGGCGTCGAGCCACGGTATGATGAGCGACTGGGTGATGTGACGGCTGATGTTGAGCAGGCCTATAACCTGGGCGAAGAGTCGTTTAATCGAAACCTGGAACGGTCTGGTTTAAACCCATCCGATCCACAATATGCTTCGATGATGGAAAAGCGAAATCGTTCAAAAACCAAGGATTTGGTGGCTGGTCGAAATCTGGCTCGTCAGGGTGAACGTGATCGCGCAGAAAATTTAACGTGGGGCAAGCGGTTTGATGTGGCCTCGATGGGTAAAGGTCTTCCAAGTCAGGCGGCCGCTATGGCTGGTCAGGCAGGCAATTCAGCAGGTGGTGCCGGTGTCACGATGAGTAATGCAATGCGTAATAATATGGCGATGAATAACTCTCTGTCTCAGAACCAATACAATCAAAACAGGGCATTAACGAATCTAATTTATCGTACTGGCGATTTATTTAAGAGTAGTGGCACTGAGTCCTACCCTGGTCAAAATCAAGGCTACAGTTATGAAGATGATTATAATTATAATTATGATGATTTTGATGATTTTGCAGCCGGAGGGCTTGTCGGCCAAGACGAAAGATACGGTTGGGGTGGCACAATTGGCGGCATGGTTGGGGGTGGAGTAAAGTCTTTCGCAAAAGGTGTCGTCAACAGCAATCCGATAACCAGCGCGGTTGTCTCTTCAAATCCGCTTTTATCAGCTGGATACAATAAATTAGTTGGAAACAACATTAACGCAGGAGCTGGATCAATAGCAAGAAACTTCCCTCAACAATCCGGCAATCAGGGTGGTGTCTGGACAGATACGCGAGGACCTGCACCATGGCAGTATAAGCAAAATGAGCATGGTGGTTATGGCGGCGTAGGGGAAGGTGACTGGCCGTTTGCTGTTCCAGCCGAAATATATATGCGCGACATGAAAAAAGGGATCCGTCCACCACCGCAGGTACAGCAATATATCCGTCAATATGGTTGGCCGGGTCTAAAGCCAGGATGGGTTATGGATGAAAATATGCCGGAAGATGCTATGAGGGAAGGTAAATATGGCAGTGATTATTATAAAAAAGATGGAACTTTTGATCAAACTAAGCTTGGTTATAATCCATACAAGAATTACAAAAGTAAAAATCAATCAAGCAATAATTCCACTTTGCCGGTTAACGCATCAAGCAATAATTCCATACATATGCTGCCTTTCTATAAGCCATCTGGTAATTCAATCCAATCTAACGTCATAAACAAAATGGCGTCAAAATCACCGATGACTGCTGCACCTCGAATGATCGACACATGGAACAAAGGTAAATCCGTTACTTCACCGATTACAAAATTTGGGTTTGCCAAATTTGGATTTGCTGAAGGTGGGGCAATCGGTGATGATGATGTTGACTATGGGTTAATTAATGGTCCAGGAACAGGGACATCAGACTCTATTCCTGCTGTTGAGGCAAATGACGGTCGGCCAATCCGAGTGAGTGACGGTGAGTATATTTTTAGTAAAGCGGCAGTCGATCTGTATGGTAAGGACAGGCTTGACGAAATGAATAATCTCGGTCTTCAATATAGAGCAGGGGGTTTAATATGAGCATGCTTGCAGGTGGCTTACCTACAACGGGTTTGGGTTTGCGTGGTATTACGGATGAAATGGATGCGCAGGATGAAAAGAAACTGCGCAATGAACGTGCCGAATGGTCGAGAGAAGATCGTGGCTTTGCAACAAAACATCGTGAAATTACTACTGCCCTGGATGGCGCTATGCGCCAATTCCTGATGACAGATGATCCGCAGCCGGTAGCGGATTGGGCCAGTAATTTATTTGGGACAGAAGATCCTCTCAAAGCGTACAAAAATAATGATGGCAGTATTACGATTGAAGGGGGCGGCTTGCCTACTAAAACCTTTAAAGATCGTGATGAGTTTGGTTCGACTATGTTGGTCCTGGCAAGCCCACAAAACTCAGCCAAACTGTTTCAGAAAAAAGATCCGGGATTCAACTCGCTGGCGCCGGGGAATAAAGCCTTTACTGACAAAGGTGACTTGATTGCCGAAAATCCAAAGATCGGTGGTGTCGGTGGTGGCGGGTATGCAAAATACAACATGACTACCGTGGATAATCAGATCAAAGGGGTCTTGGCCGGTGAGTTCGGTGGGAACTATAACAGCAAACTCGATCAGTTGTTTATCCCACCCGATCAGGTCGATAAGTTTGATTATGCCCTAAACGTGGCTCAACGCTTACATCATGCCGATGTGCAGCGTAAACAACAGGCCGGGGGTAATCCCGAACCAGCTGGAGTCTGGGCTTCTATTGGGCGTAAGGCGGCCAGTCAGATTTTGTCGGTTAGTGAGGCAACGGCCATGGCGCAACAAGAAGCCGAGAGCAAAGCCCGCTTGGGGACTACCGATCAAACCGATTTTGGTATGGAGCGCGATCAATGGATACAGCAACGGGCACAGCAGCTGGTCGCTGAGAGCCAAGCGAAAGCAGAAAATAACGTGAAACAGTATATTGCCAGTGGGGAAACGCAGTACAGGGATGAAGGATTGAGTGCCAGTACACAAGGTGTTAAACAACCTGTAACCGGACAACGGCAACCGTTCTATTCATCTTTAACCGGACAACGGCAACCGTTCTATTCACCTTCTGCGCAAGAACAAGCTCAGGCTAAACAAAGCCCGGATGCGTATCGTTCGCTTATGAGTAAGATGTGGCCAGACACGCCGGCAGATAAACTGGAACAGAAGGTGAAACAGTATTTCCCTGATCCGATCCAGGCTCCAGCTCCGACACAAAACCCAGCCATGGCGACAACCGGCGTGCCTGGCGGTATAGCGAGTCCCAATGAATCAGTAAAGGGCAGCGTTCCCAGTAAAGCGAAAACGGCTCTCAAAGATAAAAAGGTTGCAGCCTATCAGAAGTTATTGACCAAGCTGCGTGGAAAATCCTTGCCTGGAGGTGGTAGTAGTAGGGCAGGACGGCCTGCTCATTCAGCATTAAAAACGGTTGAAGATGCCATGCCCTACCTGGATGGCAAAGAACTGCAGGAAGCCGTCAAACTGAAAAAACAACTCAAGCAATCACTCAAAGGTTAATTCATGAATCAAGATTCTGCGCCGGTACTGGATGATATGTTCAGTGATCCGACAGCTTCTGGTCGTCCATTAGTCGGCAATGATGATGGTACGTTCTCGACAGAGCGTTCTATTACCGTAACTGATCAACGAATCAATAATGGTCTTCCGACAAACATTCCCAGCATGTTTAATGGTCAACAGGTGCCAGAGGATGAGGCTATTAACAAAATAGTTCAGGCGGGCGGGGTTGATCCGGAAAATGGGCGACAGCTAGAAGGATTTAAGACTATCGATGAAGCGGTGTCGGCTGCAAAAGCACGATCACACAGCCTTGATCAGACAGCCGATATGTTTAGTGATCCGCTGACCACGGTACCTGCCGAGACAATACCATCTACACAAGGCCGTGGCTCGTCTGCCTACGGATCCTTTATGCAGGGCTTCGGTCATGTGATCAGTTCCGTCCCCAAGGCGATCAGTGAGGGGGCGGTGGCTATCGCCAATCAGTTCGGTGATAACCCCGTATTAGGTAACCCTGAAGGGAAAACGCCGGAAGATACCGCGCTGTATTCTCTGGGTGAATCAATCGATCAGTGGATAGAACACAACTTTCCGACCAATTCCGAGTACCAGGGTGAATTTAATCAGGATCTGGCTTCGGGTGCTGGCTCAATGTTCGGTTTTCTGGGGGGTGGCTTAACCGGCCGTCTGGCCAAGATGCCCAGCTGGTTGATAGCCGGTGGCCTGGGTGCCTCTGCGGAAGGGGTGGGTCTGGTCGATGAATACAAGGACTTTCAGGCCCAAAAGGGCGAAGCGGTTGACCCGGGTACTCGCGCCAAGTTGATGGCCTCTGGCATCCCTTTAGGTGCTATGGAAGCCTTGCCAATTCAGTCTCTATTGAATCGTATTGATCGTGTCAGCGGTGGTGGTGTCAAGAAGATTGTGGCAGAAGGCTTCAAGGGCGGGCTTGAGGAACTGGCTCAAGAAGTTATGCAGCAGTTTGGTGGCAACCTGGCTGCCCAGCAACTCTATAACCCGGAACAGGATTTGACCGAAGGTGTGCAGCGTGGCGGGGAAGTGGGTTGGACACTGGGTTTCCTGTTGAATTCATTGGGTGCAGCCTTGGGTATGAAGCTGAACAAGGGCAAACGTGATCCAAATGACAGTCAATCGGCTGCCGATCAGCCAATGGGTAATGATTCGTTATCCGATCCTTTGGCCGCGGAAGATGTGATCGGGACTCCTGAACCTGCCATCAATGAATCCGTACAGTATGACGGGGGTATTGATTTCGAGGCTCCGGAAATGACCCCTGTGGAACCGGCGCCTGACCTGGAACTGGAACCTATGGATCAACAAGGCCAACCAGCGAACCCTATATATAAGTATGAAGGGGGGATTGATTTCGAGGATCCGATGCAATCAGTCACGGTAGGCCCCGCTGCGCCTCCTGGCCCTCCCTCTATCAGTGCCGGACTTGAGACTGACGTAGAAGAGGGGCGTCGATTCATGCAGTCCCGCCTGCCCGAAAACCTGTTTGATCCGCGTCTGGCCCGTGAGGATTTCCGGGTCAAAGTCCAGCAAATGGCTGATTCCCTGATAAAAGGCGGTGATATCGGTTATATCGAAGATGAACACGGTAAGATCACGGGGCGGACTTCCTCGATTAATCCTGATTGGTATCAGTCGCTTGCCTCAAATCCTGAAACCAAAGTCACAGTTGAGCAGGCTCAGACTGCCATTAATAAGGCTATGAATGCCAAGAAACTGGGGATACGTGAGGCCCGTGTCGTGACGGCCTTCCTGGATGAAGTGCAGGGAGAGCGTACCAGCCCGGAACACCTGGACTATGCGCGTGAGCAGCTGGACAAGGCCCGTGAATTGCGCCGGACGTATGGTTTCAGTCGCTTCACCCATGAGGACAATTGGGAGTATGATGAACAGGATTATCACCCCGCCATGGATGCCGAGGGCAGGACGTTCTATGATTTGCTTGAACAGGCCCGGTCAATGGGCGATGATATTGCCGATCAGGCCGAAGCCATTCTGGAACGCCAAACCACAGATGATGCAGCCTTTCGTTCCCTGGCCAACTTACTGACAGGACAGACCGATGAACAACCAACCCAAACCATCGCAACCCCAGCAGGAGGAACAGAGTCAGCGCGACCTGGCCCTGCAGGAGTTCAGACAGAAACGGCAGGAAGGCAAGAAGCCGAAGTCACGCCAGAAGTAACCCCTGCCCCACAAGGTCAGGATGTTGACCTTAGTGAGACTGAACCCCCTAAGCCTTCAGGATCTAAGGTAAAAACAGAATCAGATAAGAAGCCGGCGCAAGCCGGTTTTTCTTTGGAAGAAGAACCTCTTCGTTCAGGTGACACCGAAAAACAGCGTACTTTACGTTCCAAGATGAAAGGTAAGCGTACCGCTGAACCTACCCAGGATACACAACCCGCGAAGCCCGAAACCAAGGATGAAAGGAAAAAAGGGAGCCAGGGTGAGGCTCCCGCCCAACAGTCAGCTCAATTATCTGATTTGCCTGATTCTCTTATTAGTGAATTTCCAGATTTTCCTCTCACTGCACAGGGGCTGATACCGATCAGGAACCTCAAGTCTGATGAGGTCGATAGCGCCCGTAAAGCAGGGGTTGTGATAACAAGTAAAACTGAAGAAGGATCCGAATACGAAGCAATAGATCCGGATATTCTCTGGGAGGAACGTAAAAAGCGGCAATCCTCACAAAAAATCAAAAGAACTACATCAGAACAACACATTAAAGGAGCAGATAGAAGGGCTGCGAATTATGACCGACTGGCTCAGGAGCAAGAGAATCTTGGCGAACTGGGTGATGCCGTTCTTGCAGTCACATACCGAGATAAAGCAAATAAAATAAGGCAAGAGGCACGGCAGCGAGTAAAAGAAAGTGAGTCTAAAAAACCAAAGCCTGTCGACGAAGCTGCTCACGAAGCCGCCACTTCCCCAAACAACGATCACCCTGAACCCAGTCAGGCCCAGAAGAAAGCCGGAAACTATAAGCTTGGCCATATCCGGTTACATGGTCTGGATATCTCCATCGAGAACCCGAAGGGATCTGAGCGTAGCGGTACTGATAAAGGTGGTAAGAAGTGGTCGATCAAGATGGCCAATCATTACGGCTACATCAAGAAAACCGAAGGTAAAGACGGTGATCACGTTGATGTGTTCCTGAGTGATCAGGCCGAGAATGCCGATCTACCTGTGTTTGTTGTCGATCAGGTTAATCCCGAGTCTCGTCGATTCGATGAGCACAAGGTGATGATGGGCTTCGAGAATGAAGCGGCCGCACGCAAGGCTTACCTGGCTAACTATGAAAAAGGCTGGCAGGGCATTGGTGGCGTCAAGGAATACACCCTGGAGGCCTTCAAGGATTGGATACACAATGGAGACACAAAAAAGCGGGTGGCCGAGCCGGATAAGCAGAGGGCGATTAAGAAAAAATCCCGCAAGACATTGACTTACAAGATAGTTCCAGCCGGCAATAAAGGGTTTAGCATCAAGGGCGCCAACCATGAGTCAGTCGTGTTGTCACGTAAACCACGCGGCCCATCTATCCTTGATCCTGTTCCTGCCAAGCAGTTTAAAACGGAAAATGAAGCCCGGCTTTATTTGAAAAGTCATGGTATGGTTGAGGCGGAAGTCGAGCAAGCCAAACCCAAGAAACCAGCTACTTACGGTAGCACAAATGCCATCTTCACCCAAGACGCCGCAGACAAAGCCCGCGAACTTCTGAAAAAGAAACTGGGACAGGTCAGTGCCGGCCTTGATCCGGAAATGATGCAGGCTGGTATTACTCTGGCCGGGTACCACATCGAGGCCGGTGCCCGGAAATTCTCAGACTTTTCCAAGGCTATGATCGCCGATCTGGGGGATGCCGTAAAACCCTACTTGCGTGCTTGGTATGAGGGAGTACGTCACTGGCCCGATTTTGATAATAAAGGGTTATCGACCACCAAAGAGATTGAGTTATACTCAAAGCAGGAGACCAATAATGTTTCAAGTACCGGCGACAATTTGGAATCAGATAGCACCACTGGCCAAGAGCCAGGCAGCGAAGATGCTGTTCGTGATGCAGGACGAGGAACTGGAAAGGACGCTGGAACATCAAGCCAATCTACTGAAAGCCGACAAGGTGGACAACAAGGTGATCGTCGCGTATCAGACGATAGCCCTGCCGATGTTGGAGAATCAGGCAATTTCGACCTATTTAGCCAAGACGGACAATTTAGATCTGAGGAAGGCCCTGCCGGACGTACAGACACCGGACGAAGCGACACAACTGATGACGCAGGAGTACAGACTGAACCAGAAACAAGCCTCCACATTGAACCGTATGCTACGGAATCTGAGCACCAAGCCAAACTAGATCGCCAGCGCAAAGCTGAACGTATCAAAAACATTCACCAGGATATTGATAATATCCGTGAAACTCTCCCGTTCCTCACACCCGAACAGCAAGATGATGTCCTGAAAACCGAAAAGCGGTTTTATGAGGCCAATGGCAAAGGCATGATGTTTACCAATGGTACCGGTACCGGTAAGACCTATACCGGCCTGGGAATAGCCAAACGGTTTGCAAAGGATGGTAAGAACAATATTCTGATCGTCACCCCTTCTGAGGCCAAGGTGACTGATTGGGCGATTGATGCGAAAAACCTGTTTATCAAAGCCGAACCTCTACCTAATGTCGTGTCAGCTGGTGAGGGTGCGGTCGTTACGACGTATGCCAATTTCCGCCAAAACAAAGCTCTGCTCGAACGTCACTGGGATCTGATTCTGTACGATGAGTCTCACAAGCTTATGGAGAATATGCAGGGTAAGAAAAGTGATACCACTGAGCAGCATTACACGATTACCAATCATCGAGACTTTGAATACAAGGTGCGTGGCCGCAATGAATTGCGGGATGAGTATGCAAAATATCAAACCAAGGTTAAAAAAGAAGCGGAACGACTGGAAGAAATAGAAAAATTAAATGGCTTTGCTGCAGAGGATAAGGCCAGAAAAAAATATAAGGAAGAGTACAAATTGCTTGAAAAACAGGCCGATAAATTGGCCGACAAGTACCGCAAATGGGAAGAGGAAAGCCCGACTAAGGTTGTCTTTTTGTCAGCGACTCCGTGGGCTGGTCATAAGAATGTGTTCTATGCCGATGGCTATGTGTTCGATACCACAGAAGGATATGACGAATCATCTACGTCCCACTATAACGCCGGGGATAACTTTGATCAGTTCCTGGTATCGAATTTCGGGTACCACATGCGCTATAACCGTGCTGAACGTCCCGAGGCTGGTATCGATGTCGGTTTGTTGGAGCGCAACTTTAATCAGCAGTTAGTTGAAGCTGGTTCATTATCCGGTCGTGCTATTGAAGTTGAACAAGATTATGCCCGTGAATTTGTGCTGGTGGATCCGGATATCGGTACCGAGATTGATCGAGGGATGTACGATGTCATTGATCACAAATCTTACCCGAAACTGAGTGAGCACCTGCGTCAGAAAACCAAGGGGATTTATAAGCATCGCTTACTGGAAACGATCAAGGCCAAGGCCAGCATTGAGCGAATTGAAAAGCACCTGGCATTGGGACGTAAAGTGGTTGTGTTTCACAACTATATCGAAGGGGCTCCGGCACATCCTTTCCGATTTGTTGGAAATGGGGAAGAAGAACTTGAACAGGAAATAACCCACTTTAAAAACCATCATTCTGATTTAGTGAATCTTGACCTATCTGGATTGCGTCCTGTGGTTGATACCCTGTTAAAACATTTTGGCGAAAAGGTGGCGGTGTTCAATGGTCGTCAATCGAAAAAGGACCGACGTGCCGCGATCAAGGATTTTAATAACGATAACAACGAGTTATCTATTCTTGTTGTGCAGAAGATGGCGGGTAAGGAAGGGATCAGTCTTCACGATATCACGGGCAAGCGCCAGCGTGTGGTGATGGTGTTGGGATTGCCGACCAGTCCGACTGACGCGATCCAGATGGAGGGCCGGGTGTACCGGATTGGTGTTCAGTCCGATGCAATCTTTGAATACCCGGTGATCAACACCAGCTTTGAACGATTTGCTTATGCTGACACGATCAGTCAGCGTGTCAGTACCGCTGAAAATTTGGCCATGGGTTTGACAGCCAGGGACATGGATATTGCATTCAAGGAAGGCTATCTGAACCCAGTAGAAGAATCACCCAAAGAAGGGCAAGGGAAAGGCGGGAAAGAAGGCGACCGGAATCAGCGCGAGATATCAGACTTTGATCGGGCCAAAACCTATTACTTGGCCCGAGGCAAGAAAACTTCTCGCAACAAATCCGCTGAGGGCAAGGATTATTTTGCGACACCTGAGCCCCTTGGTCTAAAGATGGTCGAGTGGTCCAATATCAAGCCGAATGAAGATGCCATGGAGCCGTCAGGCGGTCATGGTGCCATTGCGCGGTTCTTCCCTGGTCATTCAAATAATACCGCTATTGAGCCGTCCGGCCGACTGGCCAGTGAATTGGCGGTTGTCACGAATGGTAAGGTGATCCGGGATACCTTTGAAAATCATCATTTGATCAACAAGTATGATGTGATCGCCATGAATCCCCCTTTCGGTAAAGGCGGGAGTGATGCTATTCGTCATATCGAGAAAGCGATCAAACATTTGAAAAACGGTGGCCGGATTACAGCTATCATTCCGCGTGGGGGTATGGCTGACAAACGGTTCGATAAACTTATGTATGACAACAAGTTGACTGAGAATATTTATCTGGCGGCTGATATTACTTTACCCACCGCGACCTTTGAGCGGGCCGCAACCAAGGTGGCTACACGGGTTGTTGTGCTGGACCGACAGGATAATCCGGAAGATGCGCCACAGTCAGCGAATTATGATTTCAGTAGCTTTGAATCCGTTCATGAGTTTTTTGATGAAATAGAAGACTTTTCTATCGATCCACGGAATGAGCCAACCAAGACCAAGGAAGAACGCGAAGCCGAGGAAGCCGAGGCCAAGGCCCAGGAAGAGGCTAAGCGCACCGGACTGGAAATGACGGAGGGTGAACACACAAGAGATCATTATCCTATCTGGACCATTAAGATGGTTGACCGGGTACCACGTGATCGTTATATGGAATTGAAATCGCTGGCTAAAAAGCATGATGGTTATTATTCACGTTACGCTACAGGTTTTATATTCAAGGAAAAAGAGAATGCCGAAGCCTTTATGGTCGAAGCGTTACCCAGCGATGAATCCGTCAGCTTTTCCCTTGGTGATAAGGTCCGCACGCCATGGCCAGAAAACTACCCGAATGCAGTTATCCTGAAAACGGCCAAGGAAGCCCAGGGACACCCTGATTACCGTGCCGCGAAGGATGGCGACATCGAGGCCGCTTACCGATTGGCCCGGGATCTGATTGAGGATGAAGACATTAATAAGCTGTCCGGGGCTATTGGTGATAACTATCCCATTGTGGTGGCCATTCATGCCGAGGAACGGGTCAGCGTGAACCAGATCCCCCTGGCGTATGCCGAAGTAATTGGCAATGAATTGGGTCTGGAGGTTGACGAGTCGATTGTTCAGACAGAGAAAATTGGTCGAGGCGGGTCAGATGGCTTCTACCGTCTGGCCAATCAGCCGACCTTTACCGGCGAAGTGGAAAAAGGCCGTAAGTACCTGATTGTAGACGATACTTTAACGCAAGGCGGAACGCTGGCCAGCCTGCGGGGCTACATTGAATCTCAGGGTGGCGAGGTTATTCTAACGTCTGCATTGATGGGTAAGCAGTATTCATCTAAACTTGCACCAAGTCAGGAGATTTTACAGAAACTACGTGAACGCTATGGAAATGAATTTGAACAATGGTTTGTCTCAGAATTCGGCTACGGATTTGACAGCCTCACAGAATCAGAAGCCCGATACCTCGATCGTGTCAAGGTACCGGAAACTGAGTCCGTCCGAGATCGCCTCCTTGCAGCAAAACAAGCGCGACAGTCTGCAGCGTCTGAGGGAACTGAGGGATCAGGACCACCAGTAAGTGCCAAACTATCCAATACCGAAACCCGGCCACAAACCGGGTTTTCTGTTTCTGGGGTACAGGAAATTGTTGATCGGCTGACAAGCAGCTGGAAAAACAAACCGAAGATCACCGTTCTATCCTCTATCGAGGACGTGCCTGATAAATTCAAGAATCAAATAAAAGGCAAAGAAAATAGAATCAAGGGCTTTGTCGATAATCAAACCGGTGAAGTTTATCTGGTTGCGGGTAACTTATTAAATGATGCAGACGTTGAGCGCGCCATCTTCCATGAAGTATTACTGCATGCCGGTTTCAAAGGCTTCGGTGATCAAGCGGTTACTATATTAAAACAAGTCTATCTGGCTGTTGGTCGATCAAGTCTTGTCGATATTGCCAAACGCTACAATTTCGATCTCGATAAAGAATCCGACAGATTAAAAGCTGTCGAGGAATATCTTGCCAAACTGGCTGAATCCTATCATGCCAACACTCTGAGTAAAAAAGCCAAGCAACTCTTTGACCGTATTGTGTCAATGATTCGTGATTTGATGCGACAACTTGGGTTTAATCTCAAACTGACCAAAGCCGACATGGGTGTCATCCTGCAGGATGCAGCGAATCATATCCGAAAAGAAACGGCTGTAGCAGGGGAAACTGTAAGCGAAGGTGTCTCGTATTCAGTTAATGCACCAATTTTCTACAGCCAACTGCAATCTGTCCTGGCTAAGAAATTACCAAACTCAGGTCCAGCCAAGCAACTGGCAATGACCGTGCAGTCATGGGCCAAGAAAGGCGAATTCAAACAGGAAGAACTGGAATGGTCCGGACTGGTTGAGTGGCTGCAGGAACAAGAGGGTAAGGTAAGCAAGGACCAGGTGCTGGATTACCTGCGGGTGAATAATATCCAGATCGAAGAGATGGAAAAAATATCAGGCAAATACAAAGAGCTTGAGGAATTAAATAAATATCGCCGTGAAATGGAAATAAAATACGGCACAACTCAAACCTATGAATGGCCAAAGGCAGCTATAGAAAAATTACAAAAACTACAAGAGGCTGCACATAGACCAAGTTCAGTAGCAAAATTTGCTGGATATCAATTACCCGGAGGCAAAAACTATCGGGAGATGTTGTTGACGTTGCCTGTTAAAAAGTTATCAGAAGATGCCAGCGCAAAACAATTCTATGAAAACTTCATGCGAAAAGGTGGCGAACCTAGCTGGGATGATTTATCCGAATCTGAAAAACTTGATATTAAAGACCAGGTGCCAGAAGTGGCACTGAGCGCACCGGATGGTGAAAGTTACAAGTCCAGCCACTTCGATGAGCCCAATGTTCTGGCCCACATCCGTTTCAATGAGCGCACAGACGCAGAGGGCAAACGTGTGTTATTTGTCGAGGAAGTACAGAGTGACTGGCATCAGGAGGGCAGGAAGAAAGGGTATAAAAAAGATGTGCCTAGCGATTCAGAGGTGCGTCAATTTTTCGAATTAGATAGCACTGTTACCGATATAGAATCTTATCGACAGGAGATGATGGAGCATTCAGATTATACCAAAAACACTGTTCCTGATGCCCCCTTTAAAACCACCTGGCCCCTGTTGGCTATGAAGCGCATGATCCGCTATGCCGCTGAGAACGGATTTGACCGGATCGCCTGGACTACCGGAGAACAGCAGGCAGATCGGTATGACTTGAGTAAGCAGATTGATAGTGTTGAATACAATAGTGGTACCGAGACACTGTATGCTTACAAAGACCATGATCGCGTAATCAGTAAAAGCGATGTAAAAGAAGAAGATTTGCCTGATTTAATCGGGAAGGAAGCGGCGGACAAATTAATAAAAAATAAACGATGGGATAACAAGAATGGCGGATCATCGTATCACCTAGAAGGTGAGCAGCTCAAAGTCGGCGGCGAAGGCATGAAAGGGTTTTATGATAAAATACTACCTTCAGCTGTCAACAAGTATGTCAAAAAATGGGGGGCTAAAGTTGGTAAAACTAATATTGGTAAACGTAAATACCTAAAAGGCCTCTTCGCTATGGGTAACAATCGGGGAGAATGGCATGTAGTAGATATGGATGAAAATATCCTTGATACTTTTGCCTCAGAAGAAGAAGCAGATGCTTTCGTAAATAAAAACGAAAACCAATTAGATCCTTTGGTTACCCATTCCATTGATATCTCAAAAAAAATGCGTGACGCCGTTCTGGAACAAGGTCAAGTCATGTTCTCCTTGGGTGACCCTATCTCCAAAGACCATCGCGACGATCTCCCCGATAACCAGAAGAAACTCCTCGACCGCCTGGGCAAAGGTCAGCCAATTGATCGCGTCTTCCGCAAGGCCTTCGACATTGCCGGTGTGCCCGATAAAACCAAGAAGGGCTATAACCAACTGGAAAAACTGGTGATGGATCGCAAGTTCAATACCGATGGCTATATGGGGTGGATGAATCCTTTCCTTGAACATTTACGTGCGGGTTTGATCGATCGATACGGTCTGACCGAAGAGTACAAACAGCGTGACTTCGAGCGTGAGGCCGAGAAGCGTCGGATCCAGATGGAAGGGGCTGATTTCATTAATACCATGATGAACCGGGGCATGGATGTCAAAGAGGCCAAGGTCTTCAAAGCCATTTTGGAAGGTGAACAAATTCCCGATTCCGAGTGGAACGATATCGCGGCACCGGTTCGTCAGGCCCTGGACCAGCTGGGGCATGAACTGGTGGAACTGGGTTGGCTGGATGCGGAAACCTATGAACGCCACCGGGGGACCTGGTTGCACCGCGCGTACAAAAAGCATGAGATTGAACAGACCGGCTTGGGCCGTTGGGTCAATAACCAGCTATCCAACCGCCGAGCCAAGATGATTGGCAGTCAGCTCCGCCAGCGGGGCATGAATATGAATATCGAGCAGGACAAATTGCTTGATGCGGTTCCGGTTGACTGGTGGGGCCGTCAGAAATTCAAAAACAAGACGGACGGCTCCCTGCAGGGGATGAAGTTTATCGTGCTGGACAAGGTGCAGGCTGTCGGGCAGGGCACAGAAACCTTCGAAGGAATGGGTGAGCCCGGTCGCAAGCCGCGTGTCCTGGACCGTCGCTACTGGCCTGCAGACGTGCCTCTGCCCAATATGTACAAGGGCTGGGACAACAAGGGTATCTGGGAGGCCCGCGGCTACAAGGGCAACAAGATCACCCTCTGGCGTGACTTTACGCAGTCTGAGCGTGAATCCATGGGGGAAATCCTCGATGCACGGTATGTCCTGGCCAAGTCCTATATGTTGCTGGCCAATGATGTGTCCACGGCACGGTTCTACTCGGATATTGCCAAAAACCCCAACTGGGTATGGTCCGAAGAAGGACCGCCCGATTCCGGTACCATCACCACCCCCAAGGGGGCCATGGCCACGTATGTGGGTTATGAATGGGTGCAGATCCCAGAATCCACCTTACCCGGGACAACGAAACGCCTCTGGGGTCCTCTGGCCGGCAAGTATGTGCGTGCGGAAATCTGGCGTGACCTGAATGAACTGCGTCGGCTCCAGGTCCCGGGCTTGTGGCGCAAGCTGCTGACCCAGTGGAAACTGAACAAGACCGCCCGCAACCCAGTGGTGCACATGAATAACATCATGTCCAACTTCATCTTTATGGATATGGCCGATATTCGCTGGCAGGATCTGTATCGTGGTTGGTATGCCCTGCGCCATGAAACCAAGGACTACCGGGATGCTGTTGAGCACGGGGTGTTTGGCAGTAACTTTGTGGATCAGGAAGTGCGCCGGCAGATCCTCGACCCGCTCCTGGAAGAGTTGAAAAGCCAGAATCTGGACGAGGCCAGCGGGGCAGAGGGTCGCCTGAATAACCTCAGTCAGATGTACGAATCAATCTGGAAATGGGTTGGTAAGGCTGATAAACGGATGATTGACTGGTACTCGATGGAAGATGAGATTTTCCGTATGGCCACCTATATGCGCCGTCTATCCCTCGGTGATCAACCGGATGTCTCTGCCCGTGCGGCGCGTGAACAGTTCCTGAATTACGATATTCGGGCACCCTGGGTCAACGCCATGCGCGGGACTGTGCTGCCCTTTATCGCCTACACCTACCGGGCCGTGCCGGTGATCGCCAAATCCATTGCGGAACGGCCGTGGAAGCTGGCCAAGTACACCACGATTGCCTATATGGTGAATGCCCTGGGTTATATGCTATCGCCCGGTGATGAGGACGAGGAACGCCGCTCCATGCGTGAACAAGCACAAGGGAATACTTGGCTGCCGGGTGTGCCTCGCATGATGCGCATGCCCTGGCACGATGAACACGGTAACCCGGTCTTCCTGGATATCCGTCGCTGGATACCGGCCGGGGATGTCTTTGATATGAATCAGGGTCAGTGGGCACTCCCGATACCGGCGCCATTGCAGCTAAGTGGCCCGTTGATGTTGGCTGGGGAATTGGCTTTGAACAAGCAGGCCTTCACCGGCAAGGAGATCGTCGATTCGAAAATCGATACCACTGGGGAGTCTGCAGCCAAGCTGGGTGGCTGGGCGTGGCGATCGTGGATGCCGGCAGCACCCTGGATACCGGAGTCCTGGTACTGGCAAAAGATTGAACGGTCGATCAAGGGTGGCCGTGACATGCTGGGCCGTGAGTACGGGATCGGCTATGCTTTCTTATCCTCTGCCGGTGTCAAGCTGGCCCCCCATGACGTGAAATACGGTCTGTCCTGGCATGCGCGGGATATCGATCAAATCCAGCGTGCACTAAGTAGTCAAATGTTCCAGCTGGAGTCGGACAAAAAACGGAATCTGATTGATGGTCAGGAATACCTGAAACAGAAGCAGGTGATCAAACGGAAAATGGAGAATCTACGGGAACACGCAAAAAAGGTGCTGGGTCAGGAGTGAAAGAAAGGCCGCGGATAATACAAAGGCGATCAAGCCCGGTATCAGGGCAAAGTTTAGCGCGATTCGTCTTTCCATCGAGCCATGCCGGGTCTGGTACTGGCTTTCCACTTTCCGGGTAGTTCGGGCAAACACATAAAGGCCGGCCAATAAGGCTGGCCCCATGGTGATCGCCATGGCAATGAAGTTGACTATCTCAACCTGAAATATTGTTAAGCCGGTACAAGTCATATAATTTATTTATCAGATCACGCCTTTCTTTTTCAATAAAGGCTTCCTCCCGTTCTAGTGAATGCCGTACATTATCAATCTTTATTTTATTTAAAGTCGCTATTCCCGTTGCCACCCCTGGATAGATAAACATTTAATATCACCTATTCTATTTGCTGACGTAAATCGCTTTGCCTGAAAGATGGGCATGACGTACCGGGGCCATCATTAGCATATTCCCAGAAACGACGCCGGCACTACTCCCTTCGCCAATACTATTATTTGTCAGTATGACGCCATTGGCACCCAATTTGGCGGCCTGAGTTTTCAGTTCCTTTAATGCGTAATCCTGCTTTTGCTGCATTGTCCATCCACTCTTACCGACAGCCTGGACAAGCCCTATTTCTTCATACTGTGATGGTGGGGATGAATAGATTTTTACTTTGGTGTGCTTGATAGGTGGGCGTTTTGTGCCGGTAAGTATTGCTGAACCTGATGCGCAAGCGGTGAGTAAAGCCGCCACAATTAATAGCGTTATTATTCTCATTGAACCATCCCCTTTTGACCTTATCGAGGAAGGTACCACAAGTTGAGTACTGTGTTAAATATCCGTCTATGGTTTAAAAGTCGATATTTACGCCAATTGTATAATTACGCCAGACTGTGCCGACACCAAAGCCGATTGTCACATATTGCCATATCTGCCGATTTTTAGGGGTCAGAAACCTTGAAATGCCGTAGTGGGCAAAACCGCCCGCAATAAAATAGGTATACACCTTCTTTTTTTTTGGATGCTTTCCTAACACTGGATTTTGTTCATACAAGTCACTTCGGTTAACAATATTTAATGTTTGACCTAAATCCACCAAGTTTAAAACCTGGAATGCTGACTCTCTCCATGTGTCAGCTGTGGACCAATCATCAGCATACGCATGCCAGGGGATCATGAGGTAAAATAGAATTATCTTTTTCATTGTTTTTTCGCTTACAATACAATTCGCAATATCGAGCTGTAAGTTATTGATTGATATGACCAGTTATAACTAATTTGTCCAAGAGTAATTCAGGTGCTTTTAATAATTAAATCAATAACTTACTATCGTTTCGATACCACACTGGGGGTGTGGTGGTCGCAGGTTCAAATCCTGCCGTCCCGACCAATTAAATCAATAAGTTAGAGAATATTAGCTTTTTCTAATTCGCAAGATATTCGCAAGATATTCGCAAGATAGAGCCTCAAATAAGAGGCCAATAATTAACATGGCATCGGTATCACTGTCCATTCATGGTCCTCCAGGTAAAGTCGGGTTGTCTCAATTTTTTGATGACCTCGGAGCAGCTGTATCCACTTTTCATCATAGCCTGCATTTCCCATAAGATGTTCACCAAGGGCAATACATTCATGTAATGTGGGACGTTCTTCCGGTGGTAGTTTTTGATAAAACGCACTGCTCTCTCTGGCATCAGCAAAGCCATTTGATATTTCTTCTTTGCTTAATTGTGTCCAGTGGTCTTTCTGTTTAGATAGCTTTCGACGGTATGGCTTATGGTGAACCAGATAAGGTGAGGGCACATTATCACGACAGCTATTAATTAATTCTTTGAGTGTTTTACATCCTCGTTCAGAATGGATCAAAGGAAGCGTGATCGGAATCATTATATAGGCTTCCATTCCTCGTGATTTTGTTTTTGAAACAATTCGACGAACCATGCCGTTATCCAATGTATCATCAAATTTCCATATCCGAATATCAGATCGCCTTTGAATACAATTGATCGATAACTCCATGGCTGATTGAACAGCAAAGGAAGCATGTTCAAATATTGCTTGGTAGCCTTCCAATGTAAGTCGGTGACGTTTTGTCTTTTCTCCATCCCTTTTCACAATAGCTAATGGTAAATTAACTTTATCTTCAATCAATCCATCGCTGATCGCATATTTCCAAATTAACCCTAAAACAGTACGGTGCTTGTTATAAACTGCTGCAGATACCTGCTTATTCAGGTATTCAGCTATGATGGCCTGGGTAATTTCCGGAAAGTATTTTTCATTCCAGATCGATAGAAAGTCATTACAAATTCGGGTGTATTCAGTAATAGTGTTCGGACTCATAGGCTCTTTACGCTTACCAACACGTCGAGCGGGGAGGATCTGCGTCAGAAACTTCTGTACATATCTCCCGAAATGGCGATCAATAGAGTCCAGACGTGCGTATACCTGGGCCACTAAATCAGACCCTTTACCAAACTTCTGGTTAAATTGATTGGCCGCATCGATGGCCTTTGATTCGTTTGATCCTAAAGGTTGCCAGCGTTCATTTTCCGGAATATTTTTAATATGTTCCGGTATTTTGTACCTAAAATACCAAGTATCGCTCTTCTTATACTTATATAAGTTAGGCGGCAACCCATCATGGATCCGTAGTCGATTTCCACCCATTCCCATTCCCTCTGGTTGGGTAGTATCCGAGATCGGGCGATCAGGATCAACAACATATCGCCCAGTTGGACCCGGTTTCTTGTAGCCCCCCAGTCGGCCAGACGCGATCTCCCGCTTAATCGTTCGGGCAGATGGTACCAGTTTGCCTGCTTCGCGCAGGACTCCCTGGTATTGGCTGATGGTTAGTTCTGGCATAAGCAGTTAAAGTGCTTCTCTATTTTCTTGGAAACCACAATATTTACATTCATAAATAATTGCATACCTCAGCTGAGTACGTTTTGCTACATGAGGTGGCCCAATATGAGGGTAAATCGGAACTTTGTATCCCGTAGAAATAAATTTATGTTTACATGTTGCTTTCAATGTGTGGTACCCGAGTGACAGCCGACATAAGCCCAGCACGGCCGGCAGAGATACACAGGGCCATAGTCGCGCCCGTTATAGACTTCTGTTGAACTGGTCAGCTCAGCCAGGTTGTTGCAGTATGGGCAGGTTACATCACTCACAATCAATCCTCACATTCTGCCTTTGCCTGTTCCCAAGCCTTATTGATTTTATGAAACATTACCGCATCGCCGCCTTTGTCTGGATGGTATTTTGATCGCAATAACTTGTATTTATGCTCTATGGCAGAGATAGAGTTAACATCGTGTGCGCCAAGAATATCCCGCCATGATTCACCACTATGGTCTGGCAGGGCAGCGAAACCAGAAAAGGCCTGTTCCATCATGTCGCCGGTCCCCCATCTGGCAATGCCTCTTAGAGCTTCGATTGTTAAAGTGATGGCCCGTAAGTTGTGCGCAATCTTTTTGTATTTGTCGCAAGCAAAACACATTTGTTTATCGTTGTAAGTAAAATAAACAGCTACACCAGTATCCTCGGGGGCTCTTTGATGAGATAAAGGAAGACCGTCCTTTCTCAACATTAAGCAAGACGATATAACCGGTAATTTACCTTTTAGGAGTTTTATTTCATTTATTAATTGATCTCTGGTCTGAGTAAACTTGTCAGACATTTTAGAATCAATTCTGCTGTGTTTTGGTGTCCGTGGTCGGCCTTCTGGCCATTGCAATGGATATGCTTCGGTGTTCATAGCTATTCCCCCTCGCAAATTAACTTCAACTGTCCCGCTTCTTCTTCATCAACAACAGTGCCGGTCAGTAATTCGATGATCTCTTCACTGTCGGCCTGAAATAATAACGCCAGGGTGTTAATTGCTTCGGCGGCTTTGGTTAGTTCTTCAGTCTTATCCATTATTTTCCTCCAGCCGTATTGTCCTGTAATGCAGCTTCTGCCTTGTGAAATTGACAAACAAACCCATCAACTAATATACCGCTACTAGGGCGACACTGCTTACAGGTCCAATCACCTAAAGTCCCTTGTTTGTGAATATACTTATACGCATCATTTAGCGCATCCCTCAGCCTTTCATTCTCTGTTTGGAGTTGGGATATTTGTTTCAATAATTCAGCGGGACTGGCAACAACTTTGATGCTATCCCTTAAAGCCCCATTAAGAGCTTTATCTGTTAATTGTTCAATCTTTCCTCCTGTTATATCTTTCATCTCATTCATTCTATCTTCGTCCATTTCTTTACGTGTTTTAAGTCTGCCGTGCTTGTAAATGTTTTTCCCTGAATCTGGTCTGCCTGTATCACTCATTATCCTGTTCCTGTGCTGACTCAAATATCATATCAAACAGTCTTTTGCTTACCATGATGGTGTCATCTGGCATCATGTTATTCTTTATGATATTTAAACCAGTTACGCCTCTAATTAAATGACAATCTTCTGGAGCCTCTTTAGGAACCAAGGCTTTTATTAATGCGACAGCTTCATTAATCTTCTCTATTGTCATTATGTCATCCGTTTTTTGTGTCGCTGTGCTGGTATTGTCCATCACTCCCCCTATGGTGTGTTAATCGTTCGTGAATTCGCAATCTTCAAAAGCCTTTTCTAGCTCAGACACTCTCTCGCCAGCCTTTTTAATCACCTCCGGGTCTTCACTACCTGTATAAAACCGTTGGGCTGCATCATATTCGTTACATGCTTTTTCGTAATCTTCCTTAGTTTTTATTTCCATCACTATTCCCCTATGGTGTGTTAATATGTGCCTGTTGGTAAAAAATGAGCATGTGCAGCCGCAATAAACGCGCAAATAGCCCCGCCGTTCTGGCTCTCAATATCAGAGATGTAGGCGTTAATCATCATGCGAGTGCCATTTTTACCAATCCAGCCATCATCCCCTAGTTCAAGCATGCTGCCAGGATCGGGAAGCGGGTCATCTTCATTTATCTGGAACGCCTCGACCACAGCAAACGCATAGCATTTTTCGCCATAAGCAATCCAATACCACGGGATAAGATCGGTATACTTCTTCATGTCTTCAATTTGCTTATCCATCATCTATTCCCCTTATCGTATATGTTAATCAACAAGCTCTTGACGTAATTGAGCCTGATATTTTTTATAGCATGGGTCGCAAACCTTGTAGTATATTCCGGCTAACCCTTCGTCAATATCTTTGGTGGCATGAAACTTATCAGCCTCTTTGCCACACCAGTCACAATTGTCAATAGCATTTTCTTTTTCTGCTTGCTCATGTTCTTTTAGGCATTCAGTGCACATATACAATAATTCAGGCGCGTCAGGGTACGGATATATTCGGACAAGCTTTATTGACAGCCTATCTGGGTGGTTATCGCACATTCTTTTGCTCATATCTATTCCCCTTATCGTATATGTTACTTGCCAGCGGTATCTCTTGGCTTAATTGCCATAATTACCCAGCCATCAGCTAGCCCATAGATAGGGCCATACAGAATGTAAGTAACGTATACATACAAAGGAGGGCCAATATATTCTAGCGGCTTACCTTCTTTCATTTCTTTCCCGGTATGTTTTGTTTTCCGTAAAATAAGTAAATCGCCTTGCCGGTATCCGCGGTCATTGAAACGAATTTCAAAAGACTTACAGCCTGCGGCAACATCGTCAAATACTTTTGAATCTGTTTTTAATTCATGTTCACTCATATCTATTTACCCTTATCGTATATGTTAGAAAGGCAAACCATCACAACGGCTGCAATCTTCCTTGTTCCATCGTTTGTTGCAATCAGGGCACTTCTCTGGAAGCCATTTTCTGAATAGATAATAACTGCACCATTCTTTAAATCGGTTATGTCTGGTATCGCCAACAAGATCGCTATAATCAACAATCTCCCCACACCTTTCACATTCCAGAAATTCAGGTGGCGCGGGGTCTTGTGGGTGCGGCTCACATCCAAACCACCAGCAATGTATATTCATATCTATTTACCCTTATCTATTGGCTATAACTCAATCCAAGCCCTTTCATATCAAGTGGTTTTGCAATGCGCCGCGTCTGGGTCTTATTTCCGTGGATGATGGCCCGGACCATGTCGGCGCTGAATAGGATGGGGTGGTCACGCATCGGGATATTCCTCCCATGTCCTGCCGTCGAGGGTGCGGCCTGCTTTCTTTTTGCCGAGACGAAGCACTTGCTCGTCTGATCCGAAGAAATCAACGCCGTTATCACCATTATGAACATAGCCATCCCGCCTGATATAAGCCTCTTGGCATTTGACATCTGCTTGATCATCAGCACAAAAAGCTGAGGCTATCCACTCACCATGCTGCTTAAAAAAGAACGGCACGCCAGCGGCCTGGCATTGGTCGCGCACGGAACGGACCCAGTCGGGGTGCATGGGGCGGGCTTTGGGGCCGGATTCGCCGCCGACGACTACCCAGTTAATATCGGGTGGTATAGGCGTTTCGTCTGGGTCATCAATCCTGTAAGACGGTCGCCAGCCAGAGGTGCTTTTCCCCACATAGCCGGTGCGGGCGCTAAATGGTGTTGTAACAAGCCACATAAGATTTAATGGAATTCTTAAGTCAATCGCCCCCAGCATGGGCTCGATGGATAACCACCGGACAGCGGCCGGGGTCTGGAGTAGCAAGGGGATCCGTTCGTTTGCGGTTTTCTGATCTTCGACTGATACGCCAAGCCAGACGTTTTCAAAGGGGTAGCCTGGGCCGCAGTTGTCGTAACCCTTCCACTTAACATGCTCTGGCCAGTACTCCCATATTTCGTCGCCCGGAAATATCCCACCACAATCATCTATCCATTCAAAAAACTCCAGCATACGCTCAGGCCGCTTGGTGAGTACCTGATAGGTATGCCGGGTGGTGACTCCCATGATGGCAAAGACTGAGGCGATGTATTCGAAGGGTATCGACTCATGAAACAAATCCGACATACTGTTGACGAATATCATCCGGGGCTTTTTCCAGCGCAAGGGCTGACCAAGGCGTACCGGGTGGCATTGCACGTCAGTAAAGGGCCGCTTGAAGTATTCACAGTGCGGGTTTCCGGCCAGTCGTTTCCAGACCCGTTCGGCATAGCAGTGTTTGCAGCCGTCACTGACTTTGGTGCAGCCGGTGATGGGGTTCCAGGTGGCGTCGGTCCATTCGATTTTGGTCATGGCGATACCTAAACAGCAGGAAAAGGAAACACGGTATCAGGCATTTTTACGCGCTCAGGATGATCACGTTTGAATTTGTTGAAATCATGAATACGGCTTTCTACTGCTGCTTTGTGTTCGCCAGTAGCAACCAAGTTTTCATAATATGCGATAACCTGGGCGGCTAAGTCATCCTGGCCACGAAAAATCATTATCGGTTCATCATTCGGAATAGGTTTGCCGGTGGCGATATTGCAAATTTGACCTTGTTCGTTAATGCCGTATTTTGGATCGTTTGTTGGTTGCATGGTTTATGCTCCTGTTAAATTTAATATGTTAAAAAATAATTTATGACATCAGGCAAATAAATAACAATCAGTAATCCGACTGATACCACAACCATTTCTATTAGATAAAATTTGTTGTCGTTATTTGACATATCTATACCATCTTTCGAGTAACAAAATCTGATAAAGTGATCTTGTTGAGATTATGGATAATTAAATCAGATACTATTTTTGCGTCACCATCGATGTTATCAGTATTAATAAAGATGCTGACAATGTTAGCCAGCGTTATATCGTTAGCTTGTACGTTCAGTATTCGGCCACCACCATACCCACTAAACCCCACGATATAACCGGATTCAGTTAACTTTCTCATAATATTTGCCACATAGGTTTGTGAACACTTCAATTCTGCGGCAATTGCTGGTCCTGTTGTTGATCCTTTTCTTGCTAGAGTGGTCATAACATGTATGGCAATGCTCATTTGCTTTGTGATCATTAATTCAACCTTCTTTCTTTTTTATTGATCGGAGACAGCGGCGTAATATATCTGGCACACACCCAGCGTTATCTATACATTCCCATTTTTTATAATACGGTTTAAACTCCCACTTTTCGCAATCCAGGCAGCGGATCCGATCATCATCTATTTCCGCAGCACAAAAGGCCCGGTGCCGTTCGAGGAAGTCAGGGGTGGCCAGTTGTAGATGCTTGGCTTTGACTTCCTCTAAACGGGCAAGGGGGTTTGCTTCACTCTTCTGGGCGCGACTCAGCGGCACTTTCTTCCCCGTAATTATCCGGCAAGCCAAAATCACCGACATTGGGTGGTACATCGTCGTTTACCACACTTGCATCTGTTGCGGTTGCTTCTTCTGCTGGTGCCGCAGGTTCGGAAATAGAAGTAAGTTTGGTTGCAATACTATCGGATCGAGATCCGCTGTTATTGGTTTGAGCAGGAGGGGTGGTGTTGTTTGTGGTAGGCATATCAAAATAATCTTCCGGCTTACCAACACAGTCACGAATTGCTGTGTAAATAGTCCGCAGGTTGATAATTTCCGCACTGATACAACTTTCAACACGATGACCTAACCGTTTCGCAAGGATATCTTTCGTTACACCAAAGGCAGCGAAAGCTTCAACTAACTTTGTGATCTGCTCTTCCGGTGCGCCATGCTGATTGTTTAATGTGACTTCAACTTGCTTGACGGCATGATCAACAACGTCGCCAGGAATAATACCTAAAATACAGGCTCGTAGGCGCCTTGCGCCTAGGTTGGCTGTCATTTCATAAATGTCACGCGGATCATCGAGTGATTTATTTTTACCATTAGCACGACGGATATGCTCTGCGTAGAATACTTTGGACTGCCGTGTATTTGTTTCCAAATCCCACGCATAAGCCTCCATGGTGGATTGTCCGTGCATCCTTTCCAACTCGCGTATACCAAACTGGATGTTCCCCCAGTTCTGTGCAATTGCCTCGGCCAAGCGGATGCTCGGGCCTGCAACCGTTGTGTTACCCTTGGGATAGGCATACAAAGCTTGTACAGCCAAAGTAGGGCGGGTACAGGTTTTTAAAATCCTGTCCATCGCTTCGGCTTCATTGCGTGGAAATTTTTTTGCAACAACCATTGCGGCCTGTACTTCCTGCGTGGCGCGACTTTGTTCAACCTGGACAATACCACTTGCTTGGTTATTATCTTTACCAAACGGATTAGTTACTACTTGATTCATGATGATCTCCTTGCTTTTAAAAACCGTTACGCTTTCTTGCTATATCGAAAATCGATATAACTGGTAGCGTCAACTTCAAAACCTTTGCGATTGACTATTTTTCGTGTGAAGCCGCCCTCAATACCGGGGATGTGGGCAATGGCAGCCTCGCCCATTTCGGCCAGGATATGATTCTTGGCGCCAGACTTGACGGCCTCATACTGCTTAACCCTTTCAGCGGCCTGATTCATAGTCTGGACCCAGGCTGCTAATTCAGGGGCCAGTTCAATCGTTTCGCCATTGGTGCCGGGATAGAGCCGTTTCAGCATGTCGTATGTACTGGGTGCCAGATAATCGATTTCAGGTGGGGTGCCTTTTTTGATACGATCCCAGAAGTCGGCCTCGATCATGATCAGGTTGGTGATCAGGTTTTCATTACGTTCGATAGTGTATTGCCGGTAGGTATTACCGCCAATCAGGACTGCCAGATCAGCAACCTCATAACCGGTTACACTCATGTAGTGCTGTGTTTGAATCAGATAGTGTTCAGGAACTTCGTCAGTAAACTCTTCCCCCCACAATTCAGGTTTGGCGGCATAGACATCAGCGGTCTTACACTCCAGTAAGCGCGGTTCTCCAACCACATCCCGGTCCAGGTTGGCTAACATAAAGGGGTGTTGTTTGGATTGCAGGATCCGATTGACGCGCCGTACCTTGATTTCCCGGTCCTCACGCTCAGTCCGGCGACGAACATATTCCTGTGCGACGACATCTTCCAGGACGTTCCCAAAGTGAACGCGCTCATTGTTGCTGAGGTCTTCTGGTTTCAGTTGGCCAGTTTTTTCCATATACAGTTCATAAGGGGTCTTATAAGGATTGAGACCTGCCGCAATCGAGGCATCGCTACCGCCAATACCTTTATCACGCAGAGCTAACCATTCCTCACGATTGTTTGTGTCGAATGGGATAGCGGTATAAGGGATACCTTTTGAAACTTCAGTTGCTGTTGTTACCATAATGTTTTACTCCTAAGTAAATTTAATGTTTAGCCTGAGACTGCTGTTTTTTTCTCGGCTTTGATCTTGTCGTAAATCTCTTCCCTGTGAACGGCTATCTCTTTCGGGGCATTGACGCCAATGCGGACCTGATTACCTTTTACACCCAGGACCGTGACAGTAACCTCATCACCAATCATGAGCGTTTCACCAACTCGTCGTGTTAATATCAGCATGCTTTTACACTCCTTTATTGCGTTTATAATCTTGCAGATAAACAACCTGATCTGCATCATCTTCTGTTCTGTCGTGATCTTCTTCGCTGCGAAAAAGAAAAAAAATGATTAATGCGTAACAGGCGAAACCAAATAAAAAAAGCAGGTAGATATATCCAATATATTTTTCTACTTCCATTATATTTTTCCTTTTTGTTAGTGCCGTATACCCATACAGCGGCGATTACGAATAACGGCTTGATTCATCCGCTTGACTGATACAGTAGAGATAATTGCGCGACCATTCCTTAAATTTGCATGCCATACATCGACGATGTTGGCGGTGGTTTTAAATTTAATCTGTTTCATATCCTTTCCTTTTTTTAGTTGTAATGTTCGATATCTCGCAACTTACATTCAATAGAGCATGTTTCGCCCAATAGACTTGGTTCTTCATTTGGACCTAATGGAATTAAACCGTTACAGTATCGGCACTGACAGAACCGGAGCCCATATTTGTCAATGATGACCGTTTGGGTGTTGATGGTTTGGGATTGGGCGATTTGGGGCATGACCGTTATCGAACCTTACAATCAAACAGCACAGCAACATCGCCATGCACTGGCGGGTACTCATTAAAAGCTTGATCAAGCGTTAAGCCTTCACGCTTTGCTGATGCGGCGTGATAAATATGTGAAGCCTCTTTGTTGACTGGTAATGGTGGGCTCTGTACTGCGCCGGTTTCGTTGACAACCATGTAAGCAGGTTTTTCTTCATACAATACGTGTACATGCTCAATATCACCGCCGACAATCTCTTTTAGCCTTTCCCTCATAGAGGATTGCCCTTCGTAAACATCGACACATTCTTCGTCTGTTTGCGTGCCGTCTGTTTTTAAAATTTTCATGGTTCCCATATCCCATATCTCCTGTTATTAAATTCATTGGCCTTTCAGTAAGCTACATCGCTGCCAAGCTATCTCGCTCTACTGAATGAAGTCAGATGCGTATTGGCACTCTCCCCAGGCTGGCAACCTGGCTGCTCCGCCCCGGCTCAGGGCCTTTCTCTGGGTTGTTCGTGGGCCGGGCAGCCCTGGATCCCGTAGGCACATCAAAGAAGTAATTACCCGCTGAATGACAAGTTCAGCACCCTAGCCGGTAGATACTGGATGAAGCGGCGGTTCATCCGGCTAACCCTTGTTGTCCTAACATGGGCTTGTCAGTTCCCATGCTTGCCACCCACTGTTTGCCTCAGTGATAGTCAGTCACTTCATTGGCGAATGTATTAACCCTTTCCCTTACACCCTCAGAGAAGGTGTAAGAGGGAAGCGGCTAGGCGGTTTTCGTAGATAATGAAGCGATCACTTTTTCCGCAGCGTTCGGGCCGTTGTCACGGTTGTAAAGAACGGTTCTCAGATCGTCGCCACGCAAATCAATCTTCATTACTCGGCCTTGCAGGTAATCAAAATATGTGTGGCCATCATCTAAAAGTTTTTGCGCCTGTTCGGTTGTCATGTCTTCAGGCGTGTAATGTAAAAACCCCATACCTTGTGGTCGTGAATGGTTGTACAGAGCAGCCAAAACATCGGCTTTATTCAGGTGTGAAATATCCATCAATCTATCTCCTATTTTGTTAATGTTTAACCCGCACAGCCCGTGGGAATACCTCAAAAGGCCTGAACTCCCAATTAATGCCGTTATTTAGGCCGCCACCTTGGTATGCGCCGCCTGGACAAACGGTTGTCCAGCGCGTACCAGCCAGCGGTCAATGTGTCCTGGGATTTGGTCGGGGTCGTAGATAATCACGTCCACCATTTCTTGCCCGGCGAAGGCAATGGCGGCCCGTTCAGCCTCATCAAAGGTAGGCTTCTCAGTAATGCGGTTGCACTGTGTGAAGAGTTGATACATGGATACCCATTCCTGTTTCCCATTCAATATGTAATATATACAACAAAAATTGTATTTAAGTCAACAAGAAAAATTGTATTAACAGGATTGTACCGATATTTTCAATTGTTACAGGTTGTTAAATCCAGAAAATTAGCCTATTTTTTAAAGCTGTATAAATTAGTGGGGTATAATGGAGGCTACATGAGCAATATTGGGGAAACGCTTGATTTAGCAGAAAAAATCGGAAATGAAATTTATAAAAATAAAATACACAACACGATGCTATATGGACTAGCGGTTTTGATTGGCGTTATTGCTGGGCTGACTGTCTTATATCTTGTTCTATTACAATAATTAACGAAGACAAAGCGTTAACTGGCCGATAACCTGTTACATTTAGTAGGTATTGAGGCAGTAGGGTATGTCGGAATTAACTAAAGAACTGACAAAATTGGTGTTTGTGTCGGTTGTTTCGTCACTGGTGACGATAGTGGTAGGCGCCACAATCCTGACAACGCAGTCAGATATCGTGGCAGAAGCCCGTAAAACGGTTCAGGCAGCGAAAATACTCAATGACGGACTGAGCGGTAAGGATCAGTACTTGAAGTACCTGGAGATCATTTCATGCGGCCACAAGCTTGATTAGCTTATATACCTTGGCTTTCGTTAGTTGGCCTTTGGATACATCGTCGTAAGCCAGGTCGACCAGTTGGTCGATGGTTTCTTTGGCTAATTTAATTTTTCTGGCTGTCAGGGCGTCTTTAACCATGTCTCGGGCAATACTTTCCAGCTTGGGATCTTTGGCTGTTTCTATATCAATCATGTCACCACGCTCTGCTGCAAGCCATTCTGGGCGTGTGCCGGTGGCGATCGCAATCTGCACGGTATATTTAGAGCTTCTGCGCCGCTCAGTGCCAATCTGTGAGATTGTTTGCTGGCTGACAGTTTCGCAGTCCGGAAATGTCCGGACAATCGCGGCTACCTTAGTTGGTCCCAGGCCAGCGTACTCCATCGCGGCCTGAACCCGCTCCCAATATTCCATTCTTTCAATACCCAGTTTTTCCAATACCCGATTCATAATTTACCTACCCATCACAATTAAAACAAACAAGAAATATGCCGCTGTAACAAATGTTAACTTGTTGACTAAATAACAAGATTTATTGTATTGTGGCGGTGGAATGGGGTAAAACATGGCACATATACTCTTATATATACCTTCGATATTTAAACAACGGGCTTTGCTTCCGGTGTTCTCCATTCCCTTCTTTTCAACAAATTCTTCCAAACCTTAAACTGGATTACACGGGATTTTTCGATGAAAAACTGTATTGCACAAGACCGTATCGAACTGTCCCGGACTGATCCGGACGAAACCGGATATGTCTGTACGGACTCGGACGAAGCTGGATCCACATCTGGAGGTGATACATGAATGCTGCACAACTACAGGTAATGGGTATGAAACCAAAATTAGAAACGCTATTACTGAGGCGCATGCACGATAGAGGTCTAGTGTACGAAACACTAGGTAAGAAAATTGGATTAAGTAAATCCACCGTCGATGAACGCTTAGGAAAAGGAAAGCTGACAACCATTGCAGACTTTGAAGAAATTATGGATGCCTTGGGTCTTGTTGTCGTACCGGCAGAGTTATCCGAAAGGTTAGATGGGCCAGATGAAACAATTATCCCTACCGAAGATTTAGAATCTTTAGTTACTCAAGCAGCCCGTGGTGTTTTTGCGATGAAAGAAAAGTATTGTAAAAAACCATAATGGCGAAGTCGAAAAAATTACCGGCCTTACAATTTTATGGTGGGGATTGGCGAAAAGACCCGGGTATTCAATCATTGGATTATCACGATAAAGGGGTCTGGTTTGAGATTTTATTGATAATGCACGAATCAGAAGAACGAGGAAAACTTGTGTTAAATACCAAACCAATGACGGATGTTGTTCTCGCCAGGATACTGGGTTTACCGTTGGTTGATATTTTGGATAAGCAAAACACCAACCAAATCATTGAAAGAGGGTTAACGACCACGCTAACTACCCTGTTAGAACACGGTGTCGCTACCCGTGAAGAAGATACAAATATCCTGATATGTAGACGAATGGTGCGTGATGAAGAATTGCGCAAAATTAGGACGAAAGTAGGGAAATTGGGTGGAAATCCTAATTTGCTTAACCAAAATAACAACCAAAAAACAAAAACCAAGGATAAGCAAAATCCAACCCCTTCATCTTCAATTTCAACTTCAGATCTAACTACATTACCGGATGGTCATTCACAGATTGATGTGCACTGGCAACCCAGTGCCGAAGGATTAGCCTTATGCAAAATGTCTGGTTTGCATGACAAGTTGGTTGAAAGACAAATACCAGTCTTTGCTGCTCACCATGCAGCTGAACAAACCGTCCACGATAACTGGCCCGGTAAATTTGTATCCTGGTGTAAACGCGCCCTGGCTCAAGGCTGGGATGAAAATACAGAGAAAGGTGAATCGAATGGAAAAAATAATACAGAAACTCGAAGCCGATCAAGACGGGTTAGTGATGAACTCGACGAAATTGCCAGACAGGATATTGAACAAAACGGGCTTACCGAAATATTGGATTAGTGCGCTATTTAAAAAATTCGATGCACGATATCCGCATAAGTGGGCTTCAGGGATTGAAGGCAATGAGAAGATTGCCGTCGAAGAATGGTCTCAAGTGTTGGCCGGTTTGACTGGTGAAGATATAAAACGTGGCTTGGAAAACTGGAAAGGTGATTGGCCACCAAGTGCTGAGGAATTTAGGAAGGCGTGTATAGGTGAGGCTGTTAACAGTTTTGAATTGAACTACACACCTCAGTATCATCACAGTTGCTATAGAGCAATAAAGGATCGGTCACGCTTATTGTCGAATGATGATCGGGATAAAAAACGTGAAGAATATCATAAGGGTTTAATAACTGTGAGAGAAGAATTGAAATCATCAAAAGGTAAAGTGAAACAAAAAAAAGCAGAGATAAAGAAAGTCACAATCTCTGATATGGAAGAAAAGGATTTTAAAACGATGAGTTTATTGGTTCGCTTGAAAAATGATTATCCAATTGCAAGGCGATTAATGATTATCAGGGGGTACGTGTGAGCGAAGTGGAATTTGACAAGAACTGCTATGCCACACCATGGGATTTTTATAACCGGTGTAACGAAGAGTTTCGCTTTCAGCTTGATGCCGCAGCAGAACCCAGTACGGCCAAGCACAAGAAGTTCGTAACACGCGATCAGAATGTGTTGAGTATGACGTTTAAGAAAAAACGGATCTGGCTGAATCCGCCATACGCGGATCCGGATTACAAAATGGAAAAGTGGATCGAATGGTGTTCCCGCATGTGTCACAAGTACGGTAACACTATCGCGGCCCTGATTTTATCGTCAACCGACACCAACTACTGGCATGACATCATCCTGCAGGAAGCCTCGGAAATAAGAAATATTCAAAATCGGATCTGGTTTGAGTTGGACGGAGTCCCGCAAAAGAATAACCGCTATCTGAATAGTCTTGTGATATTTCGGCCAGGGATTACTGGGGCACGGTTGACCAGTATGAGTGCGAGGTTGTAATGTCTGTCGTGTCACCCATCATGCGCTACCACGGCGGCAAGTTCCGACTGGCTGCCTGGGTCATGCAATTCTTCCCCGCACACCAATGCTATGTCGAGCCCTTTGGCGGGGCCGGTAGCGTACTCATGCAAAAACAACGCTGCTATGCCGAAGTGTATAACGACCTCGATGGTGAAGTAGTCAACGTTTTCCGGGTGCTGCGTGATGAAGCCCTGCGAGAAAAACTGATAGAACAGTGCATCCTGACCCCCTTCTCTCGTGATGAGTTTAGATTGTCCTACCAGCCTTCCAGCGACCCAGTGGAACAGGCCTGTCGCACATTGTTCAGAGCACAGGCAGGCTTCGGGTCTGCTGGAAGTTCTGGATTAAAAACCGGATTTCGATGTGATTCAAAACGCGCTTACTCCCTTGCTGCCCACATCTGGGCCAAATATCCCGAACACATCCGCAGCTTCGGAGAACGACTTGAAGGCGTAATAATTGAAAACCGACCAGCCATAGATGTGATTCAGGCAAATGACGACCTCGATACACTCCACTATGTCGATCCACCTTACACGCACGACGCTAGAAAGATGAGTCACTCATTAGTCTACCGCCACGAAATGACCGACGACGATCACCGCCAGCTGCTGCAGGTACTCCATCAAGTCCAGGGCTATGTCGTCCTGTCCGGCTATAGAAGCGAACTATATGACGACCTTCTGGCCGACTGGACCCGCCACGAAACCAAGGCCCGCATCTCTGCCGGCAGAGGCACAGGCCTGCGCACCGAATGCGTCTGGCTAAACGACCGGGCTGAGAAATATCAAGTCCAGAAGGGGTTAGCCCTATCATGAAACAATTTATAAAAAACTGGATTCTCCATAGAGCTAAATGGTGGATGTTTTGGTATCCGCAGACCGGAATTATCGGGGGAGCTTTTATTGGTTTTGTACTGGCGGGGGTGTTGCTATGGCTGGCGATGTAGTGCAAATCGAATACGACAGCATCATCCACGACACCGATCTGTCGATCCTATTTTCGATCTGTGATGAAGAAGTATGGATCCCGTTATCTCAGATAGACGAGCATAACGTGGATGATAAATGGTTTTCTATCCATGAGTGGTTGGCGATGGAAAAAGGGTTAATTTAATTTAGGGGTATTTATTATGGCAGATAATGTTACAGAAGTTTCAAGTCGCTTTACTGATGTCGATGAGTTTATCGAGGATCTGGATGGCGGTGTTTTTAAGGAAAAGCTCGCTATGATTTTATCAGATGTTGCACTGGCAGTTGTGACGAACGAAAAAGAGGGTACGGTTAATATCAAAATGAAGATAAAGCAGATTGGCGAGGGTTCACAAGTCAATTTTGAAACAACAACGGAGTTTAAGAAGCCGTCCAAGTATGGCTCTAAAGGTGAGAGCAGTACCAAGAATACTCCAATGCATGTTGGTTTCGGTGGCAAGGTTACTTTATTTCCTGACGGTAAGATTTCAGGCAATCAACAGTCTTTTATTGATCGGAAGGGTGATGTCACGCAAGACTAATTCAATACAACAAATATGAGGTAAATAATTATGTCAATGGATAAATCTGCAATTGAACATATTCAGAAAACCGGAAATCCGATTCTGGTTCCTGAGACAAACGTGCCTGCCCTGGTAGTAGCCAGTGGGTATGAAGTCAAAAATATGGAAAAGTACATGGAAGCACCTGCCCGTTTCCGTGGCGACTTTTCAACCAAGATTATTAATGAATTCCAATCATACGTGGGTCAACAGGATATACCGAAGTGCTTTATTGATGCAGACAGTATGTCGGCTAAAGCTTATTTCGATCTAGGTGATGTTGATCAACCAGGCCATGGCGAACATTCTGCCAAGTTGTTATTAGAAAAGCTTTCACCGTATACAGTGATGTGTGCTATTGATGGTTGTCCTTACACCCAACAAGGATTAGCAGAGTGGATTGAGGACTGGCGCGACTACATGATCGGCTTGACAGTAGATAGCCAGGCAATTGATATCAAGAAGGTAATCGCAGCCGTGCGGAACATTACCGTTTCATTTAAATCGGAGAGTAATACCGAGGAAAAGAACCTGGGCCACAGGGCAAGCGGTATGGAGGAGTTGGATATTCGTAACGATGAAGGAAATTTGCCAGCCTATATTAAATACACATGTCAACCATATGATGGACTGGCAGAACGCGATTTCCTGATGCGGTTGAGTGTGATCACAAATCGACATGAAAAGCCAGAGTTAGTATTGCGTGTTGTTCAATTCGAGAAGCATAAGGAAGAAATGTGTGAGGAATTCAAAGATATCTTACTAAAAACACTTAATGTAGATAACACGTTCATCGGCTCATTTACGAAGAAGTAATTTTTTGTCTAAGTTAACAAAACAAGTCATTAATTACCTTTCGTGTTTTAAAACATCGGTAAGTTTTGACAAGATATTTAACAATCAAACTGTAACGCAGCATCCGGCTCGTGTGAGTCGGTTGCTGCGGGACCTGAATGATGATGGACTTGTTGCTATAAGCAATTCATCAAAGCGTTTTTCACTCGGGTACAGTTTAACCAGGGAAGGGTATGACCTACAAAAACAATTAGAGGATACCCATGCCAGACAATGAACCAAAAATATTAGAGCTACAGTTGGCAGGCTGGCAAAAGTCGGATAGCAGCGGTCGGGCGCCAATGGTGAAGTTTTTCCTGCAGTCCGATGAAGATGTGGAGTTTTTCGAGCAATTTACCGTAACCAAAGGAACCGGAAAAAAACAAATTACCGGGCAAATATTCGATGCCGCTATTCAAATTAGTGACCAAGATGAACAGTCCGGCGTTGATTTGAGTCAAGCTACACCTGTTGAACCTGAAAAGGGCGAATGGGGTCGTTTTGCCCATTTGTTGCATAGAAATGGTTTTTTTAGAGCTAAACCAGTATGGCAGGCACTGGGGACCGATGAAGACTATCAAGCCTGGACGCGCCTACAGCCCTGTATTATCAGTGGTGATTATGACTACGCGGAACTGACGCCAGGCGGTGGACTGGAGCCACGTTGCGAGTATTGCCATGTGCGCCGGTCGGGTGAGGCAGGTACCAGCTATAAGCCAGAGTATTCTGGGGTACCCATGAAGCATGAATATCACATGAAACAACACAATGATGGGGAAAGTGTCCTTGGTACAAGAGAGTGGTTTGACAAAAAAGCCATGGAGAATATCGAACGCTGGGCGCATGAAACTTTTGTGAAAGTGTTTATCTGTGATTCTCTGACCGACGTGCATCCCAGATTAATTCAGGATTGGGCGCTGGAAAACAGTCTGTTTAATTTCCTGCCACGGGAAATCAAGGAGTGGAAGCCATGAATGTTATGGAAGCCATATTTGAAAATATCGAAGAACAGCGTAACCGTGGCGTCAAGGACAGTGATTTAGTTTATATCCTGGACGAATGCGAGGCTACTATTTTGCTATATGAACTAGCTGATGTATTACCACCCACTGATTATGCTGACGGCCATAGTTCCAGGCATTTGCGTTATGCAGCAAAGCAGTCCGATTACAGTTATCTGGAAAAAGCAGAGATATATGGTTGCCGCCTTATTTTGAATAAAGCGATAAAATCCAAAAGAGGTGAGCATGCGCCAGTACGATGACGAGCGGCTCCAATACATCGATATGTTGGTTAAGATGTGGGCGAACTGGGCCTGTCGGCGTGAGGATGGAGAATTAAACGGATATGCATCTAAAACGCTGGAATATGAATTAATCGAAATGGGCGGCGTTATGATTCGCAGCAAAGGCCAGAAGTTACCACCTGTCAATGATGATGCTGAACAAATAGAAAAAGCTATGCATGAAATGAGCGACCATCCTCGTTACAAGGAATTAGCACAAATCCTGATTGCAAACTATATCGGATTAGAAGGTGTATCTAATAACCTCACGTGGTTTGGAATATCAAAATCAACATTTAGAGCCAAAGTCAAAGACGGCCTACGCTGGATCGATGTCTGGCTTTATACACAGGAGAAAAAACAAAATGCAAAATCCGTATGAAGTATTGGGTGTGTCTAAGGATGCAACTCAAGCAGAAATCAAGACGGCCTACAAACGGCTGGCGATGCGGTGTCACCCGGATCGCGGTGGCGATAAGGACACTTTTGCCGAACTGAATAATGCCTATGAAATTCTGTACGATGTTAATCGACGCGCTAAATATGATGAAACCGGGGAGAGTGATATCCCTGATGGTTGGGTTGAGGTCAGGAATAAGTTGATTGCTTTGTTTGGTATAGCTATCCAGAAAGAGACTCTTTAAGCATCCGAGCAATTGAACGCTATAAGGGACTAAAGAACAAAGTCCGCAAGAAATCAGAAGGACCAAACATGTTTGAAACCCTGGTCGAACAGCAATTGGGAGTAGCTAAACGAAATATAGAAAAATTTCAGGCACAAAAAGAGTTAGAAGAACGAGTACTGGAAGCCCTGAACGACTATGAAATGATGGAAGAGAAGGTGTTGCCGGAGACTCAACGCCGGCTTGGTGATCATCACCGTTGGTTTCCTGGAGTAGAGATGTGAGCAAAAAAAAATCAAATTATAAAGGCCCGGTGTTTAAAGGCTTCAAGCTGGATAAGCACCGGCAGACTGGCGTTGAGGTGTTGCAGATAATCTACCACGACGGTAAGCAATTAAAGTATTTCGGTTTCAAGACCAAGCGAGGGACGCCTTTGCCAGTCATGGCTGTGCATTTAATGTCGCTTGGATCGCAGCTGATAGGAGGGATGACCTTTCGACAGCGGCTGCGTGCGGCCTGGGTGATGGTGTTTAATTAAAGGATGAGAAAAAAGGTATCCGGATTTTATAGTTGACAAATAGACCGTAGGCGACTACACTGTACCAATGAGCTGAGATATTTAGCTCCCCCGATTCCCAGCCGGGGCTGACGCTGGGACCGATAGGAGATACATTAATGAGCACGAATGCAAAAGAGTTAATGGTTGAGCGGTGTCAAGAATACTTTGATTCCGCAATTAAAGCACCGCTTGTACCGCACGGCGCGGGCAGCGGTTTTGAAAACAGCGATTTTATTGCTCAGTGTTTTGATGATATACAAAACGAGGTAATGCTGGAAATTCATGGCGTGGGCTATTCTGACCACATCGGATCTGGCGATGACATAGATCAAGATTATAACGACACATCCGAAGTTAGAGAGGATTTCACACGAGAAACTATTTATTTTGTGCATGTGAGCTAATTAGTGTGTTGTATCAATAAACAAATTTACTGCCGTGCAGGCAGCTTAAAAACCCCGATTCCCGGCCGGGGTCATGCCGGGACTGAAACGGAGAAACTTATAATGCCAGTCTTAAATTTTAAAAACGAAAGCGATGCACATTCATTTATGCTTGAATGTGCAGAATTTAACAACCAGGGTTTCAAAAGAGTTTTATTCAATTGGGCGTCAAAAGAAGAAGATGTAGAGTATAAAACAGTTAATGCGGTATGGTTTCGTTGTCCGGACGATAAAGAAGACGAAAACGGCGAAACTTTAGAGCATTATTTGATCAGGTATGTTCTTGAAATAAAGAATCTTTTGTAAGACTAACTGACTCATACAAAGATAATTTACGCTGCCGCATAGGCAGCTTCTAATAAGTAAGCGGGGTCAGATAATGAACAACAACGAGATATTTAAAAAATTGCTGCACTTGACGGGCGTCGGTAGAGATAGAGACTTAACGATTGAGATATTCAAACTCGGCGGCATTGTTGCAACGAATTCAAAAATTAAAGGCTGGCGAACAGATTTAGATAATGACAGAGCGGCCGAAATGCCGGATGAAATCTTGAATGGATTTATTAAGGGTATGTTTGAATATCGAGTCATGACCCCCGAGCAATTTGACCTTGCCGCCAGCTACACCAAGATCGCGCCCGCCAGCCTGGAGGCGGCGCGGCTGGTGCTGGTGGAGGGGCACAGTCACAAACACGTTGCTAACATCACAGGCAAAAAACGCGAGGACGTGCGGACCTGGTGTTACAAAATCCTGCGCGAACATCGCGGCATTGTGGGCTGTCCGCGCGAGTGTCAATGTGTCACTGTCTGCGTGCCGGATGAAATGGCCGACGAGGTGCGCAAAATGGAGCGTGTGGCGTTTCGCTCGCTGGAGCCAACTAAATGACTAAACCACGCACAGCCACGCAGCGAGTAAACGACTCTATCGCCGCGCTCAAACACGCGGGCGGCGCCCGCAAATCCTGGAGGCTCTCGCCTGAGGCCAACGAGGCTTTAAAAATCTGCCTCAAATTAGGGGATGATGTGACAGAGACAGACCTCATCAATCGACTGTTGATTGACGAGAAAAACAGGCTGTTGTAGGCGACTATAAATCATATATCAATCATAAAATCCGGATACCCAGAAAAAATAAGCTACACAAACAAATTTGTTGTGATAAATTATTATTTCTGTTTCTCCCAAGACAGAAATACAACATGAAGTTGTACCCATTCCCAAGCCTTGCAGGATGCAGGGCACCCTTTTTAAGTATCACAAACAATACTACTTCAGATTACATTTGGTTGATTTATTGTTTAATCTACTTTAGGATTTATCTGTATGCTGCGCAAGGTGACTACGGAGGTCCATGGTTGGGTCTCCTGGTTGATACCACAACTTGCTCATCACCGAATCGTCGTCAACAATAGTTAGGTTCAGACCATCTAGCTGTGTTTTAAAGCCCCGCCATTCAAATGGACGGGGTTTTTTTTGGCCTGGAGATGTGGAACTGCGGCTGTGGGTGCGGAATTTAATTGAGGATTGATATGCGTATCAAATTTGGAAACTTAGACTGCGAGGTAAGAGATTACTGTGATGAACTTGTTACCCAACGTCGCTAAAATTGCGGACAACTAAACTATGGCTGCGAAGAAGAAACCCCAGAAAAAACAAACTTCTACGCGCGCGCATACCAAAAAAAAGGTGGCTAAGAAGAAAGTTGCTAAGAAACAAGCCATTCGCCCCATTACTGAATTAGCTGATATCAAGCCAGTGCAGCGTAAGAAAGGACAGCATGCCGGCCCCAAGGAAGAGGAGTTGGTTCGTGCCTTATTTGGTATCTCTGACAATATTGCTGAAATTTCCCGCATATCCGGTCTTACCCGCGAGCAGATTCAACGAATCAAAGATGAAATACCCATGGATGAGTTGCAAAAGATTCGTGCCGCCAAGCGTGAAGGGTTTGTTGAGGAGGCGTGGGGCACCATCATGCTGGCCCTAAATTCCGTAAAAGATGGTTTGGTTAATGGATACATAATTGAGAAGTATGATGTGGTTGCCAAGGAAATGGTGGGCCAGATATCAACAGTGGGTCCAGGCGAAGCCGCTCGGGTCATTCGTGATGTGCACCATGCCTCACAGCTGGCCGAAGGTAAGCCGACATCGATTACCGATCGGTTGGCTTCTGATCTGCCCGAGGATGAAATTGAAAAGCTGATTGCCGAAGCTGAAAAGGAACTGGATGAGCATCGTGGAAGATTGAATTAAGGGGAACAAATGAACTTCCCCGTTTCGGCCAGCGTCGCCCGTGATTTAGTCGAGCAGCTACCGGACAACCCACTTGAACGTAAGCTGGTACTGCTGGAGGCGTTAAAGAAGCGCCGTAAGCTGGTCAAACTGGAGCAATACGATCCGGTTGGTAAGAAGTTCAACCGGCCGCACCATAAGCAGGTCGCGTTTCACTTAGCTGGATTCCTGCACCGGGTCCGCGCTTTCTTTGGTGGTAACCGCACTGGGAAAAGTGTTGGTGGTGGCGCCGAGGATGCGTATCACGCCACCGGGCTGTATCCATGGTGGTGGAAAGGCAGGCGGTTTACTGAGCATACACGCGGTCGAGTCGCTTCGGATACTGCCGAAAGTACCCGTGATGGTATTCAGCGTGTCCTGCTGGGTCCCCCGGGTGAGTGGGGCACCGGGTTAATACCCAAACACCTGATACTCAGTATCACGCGCAAGCGGGGTGTGGCCGACGCGGTGGATGTGGTCACTATCCAGCATGTGACTGGCGGTGTCTCCGAGATTGACTTTAAATCGTACGATCAAGGACGAAAGAAGTTCCAGGCGGTATCGCTACACTGGATACACCTGGACGAAGAACCGCCGAAAAGTGTTTATGACGAGTGCTATCAACGTATAGCCGATACGGAAGGGATCCTGTATCTCACCATGACGCCGCTGTCGGGCATGTCCGATGTGGCCATGATGTTTTTCGGTGATGAGTTTGATGCCAGTAACCGATATCGCATCCAGGCCGGTTGGCAGGACAACCCTTGGTTGTCGCCGGCAGTCGTCGAAGAAATGCGCAAGGAATTGCCGCCACATGAACTCGAAGCCCGAGAACATGGTCGGCCACAACTGGGTGCAGGCAAGATTTACCCGTTTGTGCGTGACCAAGTTGTGGTGCCGACATTCCAGGTACCGAGAAACTGGCCTCGTGGGATTGGAATGGACTTCGGTTGGAATTGGACTGCCGCTAGTGTGCAATGCTATGACGAAGAGGGTGACATCATCTACGTCTACGGTGAGTACAAGCAGGGCCAGTTACCACCGGTCAACCATGCCGCGGCCATCAAGGCCTTCGGCAATATTCCCATCTGGGGGGATCCGTCCGGTAACAAGTCCAACGAACTGGACGGCAAGAAGGTCATTAAGGAATACGGGAAAGCCGGACTTGATATCAAGTTGGCTGACAATTCGGTCGCCGCTGGGATATTGGACTGCTATCAGCGTATCGCAACAGGCCGTCTTAAAATTATGGGGCATTGTGTTCAAACCTTACAGGAATTCGATTTATATCACCGAGATGAAAAAGGCAAGATTGTGAAGAAAAACGATCACTTACTGGATGCACTACGTTATGACGTGCGATCTGTGTATCGCTTTGAAGTGATCGGCAATCCATTTTTAACCGGTGGTAGCGTCGGTTCTCGACAGCATGAGCCAGCAGATACAGGAGCAGGGTATTGACTATTATAGCGTGGGGGAGTGGACGTGACTTTGCTATTGGTGCATTGGCTTCAGGTAAAAATCCATGTGCATCCTGTGGTATTGGTGTCGATGCGTTTGATTTGCTGGGTAGCGACTAATGGCTGTACCACAACAACAAGTACAAGCCATGGCTATCCGGCCAAGTGATCATCAGTTATCTAATCGTGCTGCACATTTAGCAGAAGTTGAAAACACCTTGGGTGCAGCACTGGAAACAATGTCCCGCCCAAGTAACTTGGTCGCCAGGTTAAATACTGAATTAGAAGTACGTCGGCGTCGGCGTGAAACACTTGAACAAGAGTGGTTGGATGCTTACCGTCGTTACAACAACGAGTATTCACCAAACGTAATGGCCCGGTTTAAAGCTGGTCGATCCAAATTGTGGGTTGGTTTGACGCAGATGAAAGTTCATTCTGCGCATGCGGCGATCATGGACTTCTTATCTGATGAGCCGTGGGACCTGGACCCGGCGCCGATACCGGATGATGCAGAGCTTCATCCTTTTTTGATACAGCAGGGGATTACTATTCAGCATATCCGCGAGGAGATGCGAGTACGCACGGAATCGATGAAGACAGAAATCAGCAATCAGCTGGATGAGGTTGACTTGCCAGAAAATCTGGATCTGGCCGTGCTTGAAATGACGATTACCGGATCAGGTGCTTTGAAAGGCCCGTTTACGGTCAAAGACAAAAAGAGTGACTGGGAAGTCGGGTTCGATGCCAATATGGAGGTGGTCGCCAACGAAATTGAGCGCCAGGGCCATAAGCCGGACGTTAAGTATTGCTCTATTTTCAATCTTTATCCGGACATGGAAGCCACTAGTGTTCAGGATGGTAACGGCATATTTGAAGAATTGTTCCTGACTCGCGCACAAATGATGGATCTGGCAATGCAGTCTGGGTTCAATACGTCTTCGGTCCTGCGGATCTTGCGAGACTTTCCAGCGGGTAATGCCAATCTTGAAACGCATCAGATTGAGTTACGCACTATCGCGGGCGATGCCGACCCTAATGCAAGCAAGCGTTATCGGGTGATTGTTTACCATGGGCCGGTCACCGGACAGGAATTAAGTAATGCCGGCGTCAAGATGCCGTATGAATTGCAATCGCTGGAGACACAAGGTTGTATTTGGTACTGCGGTCAGTTTGTACTGAAGGCCAAGCAACACAAGGGCCGAATCCCATACAACATTATCCCATATGTGAAACGGGCTGGCTTTGGGCCTTTCGGGAAAGGCGTCCCGTACCTGGGTAAAGGTTCTCAAGACGCGATTAACGCGGCGGCGCGTATCATGATTGATAACGCGGCGATTGCTAGTGGTCCATTACTTGATGTGAATATGGATTTATTACAGCCCGGAGAGAAGGTTGATGATATCCGGGCTTGGCGTGTGATTTACTCGAAGCATGACGGTAATAACAGTAAGCGCGCGGTCAATGTTTTTGAGATACCAGCCTACACAGATCAGTTTATCAAGATCATCCACCTGTTCCGGCAGCTGATGGACGAAGAAACCTTTATGCCGTCGTTGACCTCAGGCATGGAAGGGACCAACACTAATGATACGGCCACGGGCATGAGTATCCTGAATTCCAATGCCAACAGATCACTCAAGAAGGTGATGCGCAATATCGATGCCTTTGGCCTGGAGCCGTTGATTGAAGCTATGTATGACTGGAATATGCGGCATAACCCCAAACGGGAGATTCTGGGCAAGATGTTGGTCAGGGCGAAAGGCTCTGCCGCGATCATGGCGAAAGAAATCCAGACCCAGAAGATGATGCAGTTCGCGCAGATGTTTGCCGGTCATCCTGACCTAAAGAGTACTGAGGCCATGCGTGAGATTGCGGACGGTATGGATATCAAACCTGACACCATGGTGGTGTCGGATGAAGAAAAGGCAGGCCAGGTTGCGCCTGATATGTCAGGTGGTCAGCAGGGGATGCCTCAAGCGCCGCAACAAGCAATGTTACCGCCTGGAGGTGTGATGTGAATTCGATGTTATTGGATGTTGATGTGGCGCGGGCTTTTCACTCGGTTGCTCAAGAAATGCCATCGGCTGCGAGGACTATAGAAACCTTTTTAAAAACCTTGCATAAGGCTGCTCGTGACGAAATGGAAAATGCAATTGGTGAGGATGTCTATCGGGCGCAAGGATCCGCTAAGGCACTTAGACCTTTGAGTCATATCTTTGAGCAGGCTGAGAATATGTGTCGAGCATCAAAACCCGTCCGGGAAGTAGAACTAACAGATCAAGATGATTCAGGAGTCGGTCACATATAACAATCACAAATCGAAACGGTTTAAACAAAGGTCACTTTAAGTGGCCTTTTTTTATGCCTTTTCAACACAGCAGATAAGCCACGGTAGCCCTGTTGTGATTTTTAACCGCCAGATAAGCCAAAGGTAGCCCTGGCCCAACTGAGAGCAGATAAGCGGTCAATGTTTCACATGAAACATTTATGTCAGCCCTGTTAGGAGAACGTATGTCCAACGCAGCACAAAAAGCCAAAGAGATCAGAGAACAGACAAGTCAATTGCAAAGTGGTGAAGCCCTGGGAAATCCAGATAAGCCCGCTGAGCAACCGGTAGAAGGTCAAGCTGTACCCGGTGAAGGTGATGCGCCTGCAGTGCCTGTTGAGGTTGTTTCCAACGCGGAAGATCTCAACACACATGCAGTCCCCGCTGAACCCAATCCGGATAACAGTGTTGACTTCGAGGCCTTGTACCGTGAGGAAGCACAAAAACGGCAACAGACTGAGGAAAGTTATGCCAATTTACGCTCCCACACTGATCAAGTGGCGGCAGATAATGCCAAGTTGCGTCGTGACCTCTCAATTCTATCAGTTGGTCGGAACGAGGAAGGTAATGCCACGCAAATCCAAACACCAACCGACTTAGGTGGTGAAGGGAGTGGTGGTGAGCAACCAAACGTAATCGAGATCACCCAGCAGCGACCGGGTGAGAGCGGTCAAGAACACGTTGTTCGGATGACGGCTGAGCTTGAAAAGGCACAGCAGGACTATCCGGATATTGTCGGACCAATTCTCGATGCACTCAATCAAACGGTTTCTAATCTGCAAAACCAGATCACTCCGGTTATTAGCACGATGCAGGAACAGATTGTTGAAGACAGGCATATGCAAAATCGTAATGCCATGGCAGACCATCTGCGGCAGATCGACGAGAGACATCCTGATCGACAAGAGATTGTGTCATCAGATGCGTTCGGTAATTGGTTGCAGCAACACCCTATGCAGAG